ACGTCATGTGGATCGCTTGAGATTGCACTTCATGCGTTGAAGGCTGAGAAGGACTTCATAGCGCTCACCGAGGTTCTCTTCAAGAACCTTGAAGCTGCGAGTTGCCTGAGTCTTGGACTCAATGACTTCCTTGCAGCAACGGCAAACCAGCACGAGACATTTGTCTACAAGCTGCAGCAGAGGGTCAAGGCGGACATCGGGGCATAGCAAAACGGGCCACCTAAATGGGTGGCCCGGTCAGAAGGAGTAAAGAATCACTTCTTCTTTGCTGCGCCAGCGCCCCTCTTGGCGGCTGTTGCAGCCCCACCCTTCTTACCAAGAGCACCACCTGCAGCTGACGCTGTTGGTCCTTGACCAAGAACTGCAAGGCATGCGTCCGAGGCTATTGTTGCAATCAAAGACTTAGCCTCATCCTCACTCATGCCTGCCTTGGAAAGGTTAGCAACCCCTGTTGCAATCTCCTTCTTTAGAGCCGAGGAAAGTGAAGCCTGGAATGACTTTTGTGCAGCAAGGGCAGCCTTCTTCACAGCGGCATCCTTGATTGAAGCGATTCCCCTGGTCACGTTCTTCTTGGTATCGGCGGCGGCCTTGGTTATCTTACCGACAAGGTCGATGGCGGGCTTGAAGGCCTTACCTGCCTCTGTGCCCACCTTGCTGGCTGCTGCGCTTCCGCCTGCAGTGAGGGCAGCAAAGCCTGCCTTGATTGTGTCAAAGAGCCCCTCTTCAAGGACTTCACCTGCTACCCTGTTGGCACGAGCCTCAGTCATCACAAGGCGTGTTTCCTCACCGTCCTGTGAGCGATTGAACTCCTCCCTGACCATCTGGCGAAGCTTCGCCTCTGTAAGCTTAGTTGTCATCTGACATTCTCCAATGAGACAATGATAACTATCCATGAAAGATGATTAAATTACAAACGCCCAACACAATCAGGCGTTTGCAAGGAAGGTTGATTAGATCAGGTGTCCAGATGCTTGCTTGAGACCTTTCAAGTCTCAGTCCACGGGATGGCACCAGGCTTGAGCGGGATGTTGTACCCTGAACCCTGGAGATCTTCGGGACTTGCTGCCTTGTAATCCTGACTGAGCATCCTCCAGACAGCAGCCTTGATACTTGTGTCCATGGGGTCGGTGTAGCCGGCCTTTCTTGCGAAATCATTGAACTGCCTGAGAGCAGCCTGCTGATGCTTTGGGTCAGCAGCAAGAGCAATGAACATGACAGCATACGATCTGCCCATCTTTGAAGCCGGATGCTTTGTCTTGCTGAGCTTATCGAACAGACGATCCTCTGCACGTGCCATTGCTGCTGCTGACTGGTACTTCACACCCTTTACACGTGGCTCAGCGATCGAACCTTCGGGATCTGCGAATCCACGGCGGCCCATCTCACTGAGTGCCCTTATCTCTTGACGGACGATCTGACGAAGGCGGGACTCTGTAAGACGAATGGGCATGCTCTGCTCTCCTGTTTTAGTGATGAAGCGATTAAGCTATCTACCCACAAGGATTCTTATTATCTCTCTAGCAAGATGGTTACTCGGTGCGGAACCGTGTTGCCTTGCAAGCTTGATGTAGTCTGGATGCTTCATGATCTGAATAAAGAGTCTATCTGCCTTACCTGTCTTTCTTGCATAATCGATAGACCTCTTCGGAATCAAAGAGGTATAGATTGGTGCCATCTTCTGGGCTGCAGCGAGAGTATCAGCTCCTCCCTTGCTACCAAGTCGATCGAGAGCAGCCGCCTGTGCCCATGTCTCAGGGGTGTCCTGGAACTCTTCGACCTGGCTCAGGACGTCGATAATCTGATCGTCATCCATGGACTGGATCTGCATTGAAGCCATTGAAGCCATCTCGGCGGCGAGGGGGTCGTCCTCTGCTCCACCGAGGATTTGGAGGAGGATGTGCATTGCTCCCTCGGCGTCTCCCATCCCGATGTATGACCTGATGTCACGAAGATCAGAAGCGTGCGGATTCACAAGCGCGATGATCTCTTGAATCGTCTGCGGGAGGTTGAGGTTGCTGCTTTCCCTCAAACGACGGGAGCGTGGACGACGAGTGAGTTTTGCAGCCTCCTCACGGACGATCTGACGAAGACGGGACTCTGTAAGACGAATTGCCATTTGATGATTCTCCTAAACGGACAATCATTATCTATTCACCTGTGAGTTAAAACAACACGGGCCCGGCTTTTTTGCCAGGCCCGTGGAGGCTAGAGCCTCAGTCGATCAGGTGCGACCCTGAGCGTCCGTGTCGTCGCCGCTGATGTAGGGACGAGTGTTGGGACCACCGCGGACCTGGAAGTACCGGCCGTTGTAGCGGACCACGGCGTAGCCGGAGCGCTGGACGGGAACGCGGAAGATGGTCTCGTTGGTGTTGGTAACGCGGATGCCGATGGGGGTGCGATTGCTGACGAACATGTGTACTTTGCTCCTTGATTGTTGAAGAATCGGTTGGAAACCATTTCCTTCCGATGATTGAATCATATTACTTGTGGCTGAGTTTACAAGGCCCTTAGATCTTTCCGTCAATCTCATCGATGAGGGTCTCACACTCAGCCTCAGAAGACCCGAGCTTCGACTTGATCTTGACAATTCGAATGGCGGCAAACAGTGCCTTCATGTCAAGCTTCTCCTTGTACTCGTCAATAAGCGCCTTCTTGTCCTCACCGAGGAGCCGCTGCTCGTTCTCAATGGAGGTAAGCTTCTCAATGAACTCTGTTGCGATGGACATCCTATTCTCCGTTGCTCTACTTGTTCTTGCCCTTTGGCTTTTCACGAACTGTTGTTTGCTTGGTTGGTTCGACACTCACAGGAGTCTTCAAACTTGGAACTGGCTGGTGGTCGATCCGCTCGACTGGAATTTCCGGTGGAAAGAGTGCTCTCATCTCCTCGTCATCCGGTGGATTCACCTCAATAGAGGCAAGATGCGCAAGGAGGTCTGCGCGGCTTCCAATTTCATTGGTTGAAAGGAAACGTCCAATGTCAATGTTTCTTCGCTTCAGAAAAGCGTTCCAGCTTGTTTTCATGCCTCACCTGTGTTCTGTATTCGTGTTGCCTCGGCAACCAGGTAATCGATGAGGAGACCGACCACCTTGTCATCGTACTCTTCGGAGAGCTTCTTCCTTGCCTGCTTTGGGGCATTTGACGGATCAACACCACCAAGAAGAAGTTCCTTGAAGATGGTGACGGCACGATCAAAGGCCTCATCCACCATCTCTTCTTCCCACTCCATCTCTTCAAGGAGCTGCATCCTAATGTGAAGTGGATGGAATGAAGCCATCCTACTTGACCTCGAGAAGCTCACGAATGGCAGACTGGAACCGAGGGTCCGCAGCCATGCGGAAGATTTCGGCCTCGGTCGGCTCCGTGCCACCATTGTGAAGCTTGCAGAAGGGACCGGCAATCTTTGCCAGACCACGAAGAAGGACGTTACGGGCGGTGGCGTGGTTCATCTTGTCGCCATCGTCCGTCATCCGTTCGGCAATCTCGCGGAAGCCCATGCCTCCCTGGGTGACGGTGGCGTAGCCGTGGGAAGACTTGTGACCCTTGGGCATAGACATCAGACACCTCCCTGACGGGCATTGAGGACTTCGATCTCGTCCTGTGTGATTGGGAAATTCTCATCATCCGTCGGTTCCTCACCGAGGCCGAAGCGAAGGCGGATAATCTTCTCCTCACGAGGACTAAGGGAAGCCAGGGCAGAACGGAGGATGACCATCATCTTGTCACGATCAATGGCCTCGCCTGGGTCCTGGGCGTTCATATCCTGGATGGACTCGCCAAGGGAGGGGGAGTCCGGGTCACCGGGAATACGGCCGGCATCCAGGGAGAGGGTGCCGCGGTAGGTGTTCATGAGTGTCTGGTACATGTTCAGGGAGCAACCCATGAACTCCGCCACCTCCTTGTCAGAAGGAGCGAAACCAAACTCCTCGGTGTACTCTCGAATCATCATCTTGGCTCGATAGTAGAAGATGTTGGCCGAGGCAGGCATCTTGATGTTCGAGCCGCTGTCAGAAACAAGGCGGCGGACCGACTGGCGAATCCACCAGGTGGCGTACGTGGAGAACTTGACTCCACGGCGCCAATCGAACCGGTCCACCGCCTTGATGAGTCCGATGTTGGACTCCTGCACCAGGTCCTCGAAGGCGCAGCCCTTGTTCATGTAGCGCTTGGCGATCGAGATGGCCAGCCGAAGGTTCGACTGAATCATCCGGTCCCGAGCACGCTTGTCACCTGCCTCCATTGCCTTGGCCAGCATCTGCTCATCCTCACGGGTGAGAAGGTTGTGCCGTCCGACGTTCTTGAAGTACATGTTGAGGGTGTCGTACGCCATGTTTTCCTGGTGGGTTAGAGGAATCCGGATTTTGTAGGAGGATTGTTTCCTCCTTACATTAGTATATTAATCACCCTGATCAGGATGAACACCCTTTTTTGCAACCCAGGCCAAATGATTTGCACGAACGATCTTGCGGTGCTCAACCTCTCGAGCGAAGTAGCAGGCCTCGACCTCGAGCTCTGGGTGGTTCTTTCCCTTACGACGTTCACGTTCGATGTAGGAGACGAGCGACTGGTGTCGACCCTCGAGCTCCTCGTTAGGCATCAATGCGATGTCATCATTGGTCAGCTTACGGCTCATTCCTTTGTCTCCATGGTGGGGTCCTCAACAATGCTTGCCCCTACCGAAAGTAACAGTAATCCTGCAGATACTGCATGTTCAAGAGAAGAGACGATCACCTTCACCGGATCAATGATTCCCTCCTCGTAGAGGTCACACCACTCGAGGTTTGAAGCATTGTAGCCGAATCCAGGATCCTCCCGGACAATTCGATCCACGATAGAGTCAGGGGAAACCCCGGCGTTCTCGAGGATCTGTCGAACAGGTGCTAGACACGCCTTGCGAACGATATCTACACCTGAGCGATACGAGTCATTCTTATTGCGTCCAAGGCGACGCAGGGCCTTTGTTGCCTGGACGAGTGATGTGCCACCGCCAGGAAGGATGCCGCTTTCGATGGCGGCCTTTGTTGCATGAAGGGCATCGTCCACACGATCCCTGCGTTCACGAACCTCAAGTTCAGTGGCGCCACCAACTCGAATAACGGCCACAGCGCCTGAGAGCCTTGCAATCCTGCGCTTGGTCACTTGGATGCGATGTTCGTCAAGGGTCGGATCTTCAAGAGATTCACGAAGGTTTGCAATCCTTGACTCAACTCGCTTCTTGTCACCAGTAGGCTGGACAATGATCGTGTTTAGCCTATTGACCTGTACACGCTTGCATGAGCCAAGCCGTGACGTGTCAAGTTCCTGCAACTCCTTCTCACCACCCAGGAATACCTGGCAGCCCAGAAGGGTCGCAAGGTCCTCCAAGGCAGGAACACGTGAATCACCAAACTCAGGAGCCCTGATGACGCAGACGTTGAGGATGCCCTTGGCCTTGTTCATCACGAGTCCCTGGAGTGCCTCACCCTCCACATCGTCTGCAATGATGAGCAGCGGTCTTCCAGTGCCGAGAACCTTCTCAAGAAGTGGAACGATCTCACGCATTGCTGAGATCTTCTTGTTCGTCACAAGAACGAAGGGTTCCTTGAGCTCGCACACCAACTTGTCATGATCAGTGACAAAGTAGGGACTGATGTAACCACGATCGATCTCTGCACCCTCAGTTACGGCAAGCGAAGTAGCGTATCCTTTTGCTTCTTCTACGGTGACGACACCCTCACGACCTACGAGGTTGAGCGCCTGTGTCAGGAGACGACCGATCTCACGTTCACCATTGGCAGAGATCGTGCCGACATTCTCAATCTCGGAATCAGATTCAACCTTCTTTCCCATCCGCCTGATCTCTGATAGGACGACCTCAGTAGAATCCTCAATGCCACGCCTGATGTCCAGAGGTGAGAATCCTGCCGAGATGAGCTTCAGGCCTTCTGCAAAGATCGCATGCGTCAGGACGGTTGCGGTTGTCGTACCATCACCCGCTACATCACAGGCTCGCCCCGCCGCCTCCTTTACGATCTGTGCACCAAGGTTTGCAAACCTATCCTTGAGATTGATTGCCTTCGCAACTGTGACGCCATCCTTGGTCACAAGTGGCGGACCGCCAATCTGTTCAATCACAACGTTGTTGCCACGTGGACCAAGCGTCACCTTGACGGCATCTGTCAGTGTCTTGACACCCTGTAACAGGTGACGCCTTGCATCATTGTCAAACTCAACGAGCTTGTTAGTATCGTACATTTCAGTCCTTTAGGATCCGACGTCCTTCCTGAACGGCCTTGACTGGGCGGCCGATCATTCGGCGTTCACGTGACACGACATTCTCGGCCACAAGGAGGTCGCCTACCATGATGGCCACCTCATTCTCACTGATCGTACCTTCACCTCGCATGCGAAGTTGCTCGGCATCATGTAGCATAGTTTCCATACTCACTCCGTTAGTTGAGATTTGCAAAGGTGTTGACGAACTTGTTCCAAGGACCGTCCTTGAGCAGGGAAGCAAAGCCTTTGGACTCGAAGAAGGTCTTGATTGCCCATGAATCCATGGTTCCGCTTGTGTGCTCGAGGCCACCATCAATGGGCTCGAAGGTGATGAGCGACATATTGCGATGGAAGATGTCGCTTCGACCCTCCTCGGCAAGGAAGGCGGTAAGCTTGTGATTGTCCTCAAGAAGCTTGACTGCGGTCTTGCCACCGATACCCTTGAAGCCTGGGATGCCATCGGAACCATCGCCTACAAGGGACTTCCACATCACGTAATCGTAAGGAGTGGCATCGATCCAGCGGTCCTTGACGGGATTCCAGAGCTTGACACGTTCATCGTCAGGAACGAGGAGCTGGGTGAAGTCGGAATCGGTTGAAACGATGACGATCGGGTCGTTTGCATGGACGTGATTCGTGAGGTGTGCAATGACGTCGTCACATTCACGTTCAGGGTGCCGAATGATATGGACAGGAAGGCGGGACATCACGTTGAGGATGTCTCCATGTTGGCGCCAGAAGTCGTCGCCGGAGGATGCACGGCCTGCCTTGTAGTCACTGAAGGTTTCGTGGCGCTTCAGGGGCCGGCCTTCCTTGACGATGTAAACGCGGCTTGGATCGAAGGTCTCAACAGCCTTGCGGAAGATGAGCATGAACGTGTAGGTGATGGAATCATCACCCTTACCGAAACCTGCACGGGCACGATGGACCATATTGTTAAAATCGATGAGCAGGATTGGCTTCATTATTTCCTCCACATTCAGAATATAATCACCCGTTGAACAGATGAACACCCTTTATGGGAACTTTGTTTACAGCCCTGGCGGTAGGATAATTCTCGCCTTGACACCATCATCAAGGACAACAGTCTCACCGTTGATATCATCATCAATCTCTGGCTCAATCTGCCTCTTTTGCGGGACAGTTGGTGCCACTTCGGCGAAGTGCTTCTTTGCAGCCTGGGTCGCTACATCACAGATCCGCTGTATCGCGGTAGTCGCGTTGACGATTAGGTGCTCCCTCGCATGCTCGACACCGTCAAAGACTGTGGCATCAAGCTCACTGAGCGGAACACGATTTCTCTTTCCACCCTTGGTTACGATCTCAACCGTGTACTCAGTGCTGGCGCCTTGGAGGGTCTTCTTCTTCAGCTCCTCGACAACCATGACAGGGTGGATGTTGGTGTCCCCCTTTAGGAGGACAAAAAGAACTTGACCGATGCTGTATTCCTTCATGTTGGAATACTAACATCGGTCAAGCCTAATGTTCAATGAATCTTGAGATTACTTGAAGCCGATTCCCTTGAAACCCATTGTGACGCCGTTGCGATGTGGTGCCTTCTTGCCGAAGACCTGTCCGCTTGCCCACATCTCCTCGAGTTGGGCACGGACCTTACGGCGAACGTGCATCTCAGCCACGTTCTCCTTCACCTTCTCAACGGTCTCATCGGACTCTTCGACCTTGTCCTTGGACTCGTCCTTGTCGGCCTTCTCATACATGCTGCCACCGCACTCACATGTGCCGCCTTCGTACATGCTGCCACCGCACTCGTCACACGATGAAGCCTCCTCAACACTCTCACGGAGGAGTCCAGAAAGCCTCAGCATCCTATTCTTGTTGAATTCCATAGCTTGCTCCTTACGTCTAACTATACAGTTAGATTGGGACAAGCTTTACAGAGACCTGATTATCAGACTCTTTCCAGAATTTAATTGTGTTCTCAAGCTTTAGCCTTGACTTCTTTGCACGCTGGGAGGTGTTCAGTAGCTTTTCTTCGGCAGCTTGAAGCATTTTTTCGCTCCTGTTCTCAATGGAACCAATGAGAACATTGCACTTTGCAAATGCCTTGTGTTTCGATAGCCTCATCTTTCCCTTAGATCGGACAGAGTTAGGTGCAATGAAGTCCGACTTTACAAGTCCAATGAAGTGGAGCACTGCAAATTCCTGCATTCCACGATTGACAACGTACAGAAAGTCCTTTGGCTTATCCTCGGTCACTGAGAACTCATCTGCTTGCAAGTTAACTGCACCACCAGCAAGAGGAGAGGTGAGCTTGCACTCGAGTTCAACACCAATCTCACCGATCATAATGTCGGGCTTTCCTGTCTTGCCGTCTGCAATTACATCAGAGTATCTTGTAGACAGTTCCTTTGCGAAGAACTCTTCCTGTGCCTGGGATAGGATGACATTCCTTCGACCAGGATTGGACTCGAGTACCATATCGTATCTGGTGAAAAGTTCACCAAGTTCCGTGTGAAACTTGCAGAGTCTTCCAATGGCATTCTTAGCATCGGATTGTGTCAGGTACGACATGATTTCCTCCATGATTCATTCTACATGGAGGAGAGCTGTGTTCAAGTATTGAGATTCTTTTGCACGGCAGCAGTTATATTCTTACCCTTTGCTGCTGCGTCTCGAAGAGGACTAAGTCCAAGAATGCTACGAACCTTGTCATATTCTGCTTCGGTGAGCTTCTCACGTAGTATCTTCATATCAACGAACTGGCGTAAGTCCATCTCAAAAACTGGCACCTCATTTCCGTCATTGCCAGGTTCTGTCTCACCAGTGTTCCTGTTTATGAAGATGAAGAGGAGTGCCGGATCGGCCTCATTCGGTGGGACCTCAATGAATGGAAGCTGTGAATCCTCCTCATACATGATTTCAGGAATCCAGCTTGTGGGGGCGGTTGACTTCTTCTTGCTCATGGAAGAATCATTCGCCACTTGACCTCACAGGTAAACCCGCCATTTTGATTTTCTGTAAGCCCTCATCGTGCACCTTGAGGAATGCCTTTCCTTCCTTAGTCTTTGATAGAACCTTCCTCACATCATCAGTGACATCAGCAGAATACTGTTCTAAGAGTTCAGTGCGAAGAGACTCAAGAGCCTGTAGAAATTTCTTTCCTTCTTCACCCGCAGCCTTCGGATCTCTTATAGTCATGACAAAGTCTTCAATCGTTTTCTTGGTGACGATGACGACGGCAGCGCTGAAAAGATTTTCATCATTTGCGCTTCCTGCTATGCCACCGGACTTGAGAAGCTCCTTCTCCTTTCCATCTTTCTTGGCCTTTTCAACAAGATTCTGTGAAAGTTCCCTAATCTTCTCATCGGTTTCTTTTCCAAGACCGCTGATCTTGATGGCAACAGATGACTGCAACTTTATGAGGTTACGAAGCTCACTGATATCTTTTGCCTTTGCAGCATTTGCGGCAAACACGAAGGGAGAGTTAAGCTGTTCCACAAAATCCTTTGACATGTTTGACTTGAAATCTATAAGTTTCTTCATGTCCTCAGGCTTGACCAGAGTCTCAGGCGGCATTTTGCTTACAGCTTCAATGAAAGCCTTGGTCATGAAACGCGTTGCAAGCTTGAACTCTTTCTCAGTCGGAATGCTCCGCTTCTCAGAGGCTGCCTCAACAATTACAGGCAAAAGTTCTTGACCTTGTAGTCCCTCAGGCAGACCAGTTATTCCAAGCCTTCTATCAAGGTCATTGATGAACTGCCTTTGGGCATCTTGAAACGCCTTCAGCTGCATGGGTGCTCCACGCAAAAGCTGCTGTGTCATGTTAGCGATACTTGCGTTTCGCTTCTCCTCTTCGGTCTCTGGCTCTTCGCCACGACGTTCAGCATAATCGAAATCGAAACCAGATTCTCTAAGAAAATCCTTCATGTCGTTGATCCAGCCTGGCCCTTCTATTATTGCCTTGGCGGCAAGGTACTGCCCAGGAGCCATGACATAAGCGACAAACTGGAAGTCTGAACCCATTGAACTCGTGATTTCACCAATCTTGTTCTGGTACTCAGAGATTATTCCTTCCTTCGTCGTCTTATACCTTTCTTTCAGCTGTTTGATCTTCTCGGGGTTTGATGTGAACGAGATTGCGATAAAATGACGTGTAGAGTTGAGGATGTCCTTGAAGGCAATTTTGGCAACCTTCAATACGTCAGTGAAAGACGAAAGTAGCGTACCAAGGAATGTTGCTTCCTCACGTAGGACCTCAAGCCTAACATACTTCCTGATGTCTTCCTCTTTCACTTTTCCTTCTCAACGATTGGGGGAAGGGGCTGGGTCCTCGGGTTACCACCCATTGCGGACCTTTGCGCAGCACGAAGCTGGTTCTTCAAGGCTCTTATAGCAAGGCCAAGAACATGCTTACTATCAGACCCATTCTCTTGGTAAGACCTGATTCTCTCAAGGTCCTCAATTCGCATCTCAATGTCTGCGATGTGTGACCTTGAACCAAAGGGGACGAGCTTGCCATTCCTGACGGGAACGTCAACCTCCTTCAGTCTTCTCTTCACGCCTTCACCAACCATGACAGGTGAGACTATGGGCAAATCAGCACTGGCCTTTTGCTGCTTCTTTTGGGGAGCTACAGGCTCACTTGTCTTCTTCTTTACATCGGCCTTCATCCCACTGGGAACAGGCACCTCAGACGGATCCATACCTGCGAGTATCATCCTCGCAAGAGCATCGAGGTAAGTGAACATGTCCTTTGCTTGGTTGTCTGTCAGTGATGTGACGTAGTTGTCTATCGCCTTCATCACCTTGTCATCCTTCATTGAGGAACCAGCGCGTATCTTGTTTACTCGGTCAATGACACTGAGGCCGGTAACTGTGTCAGGCAACTTTGCAGGTGTCTTCTTTAGCTCGGCAGCTCCCGGTAACTCCTTTGGCTTCTCAGGCTTATCTTCAGCTTCAGCATCAGTATCGGCATCTTCCTCACCTCCGCCTTCCGCATCACCTGACTCTTCCTCACCAGAAGATTCCTCACCGCCCTCTTCGCCACCCTCATCACCCCCCTCGTCAGGGGTGTCAGAAAAGAGATCGTCGCCTGCATCTTCACCACCTTCCTTCTCTTCGTCCTCTTCCTCAGAAATAGAACGAATCTTGATTGCAGCGTTCGACATCTTTCGCTGCTTCTTAATCTCATCTGTGTCCTGTTCCTCTTTGAGGAGGCCAAGCGCACGAAGGAGACCAGACTTGGTGTTTATCATTCTCATCTTTCCCACCGAGTCCTATTTTGTGGAAGTTCACGATAACGTTGTGCATACTCACGCTGTGGTGTAAGTTCCTCCTGCTTTGGAGACTCCTTCACTGACTCACGCTTCACAATGTCACTCATGAACTTATCAAACTCAAATGAGTGTTCCTGGTTGTCGTTCATATGCACTCCTTTCACTAACTATTGACTAAGATCCCGGATAGTTTAACTGTTCCCGTACTTGATTCATAGGAAGCTTTGTCAACTGCAAGTTTCAATGAAAGAGTACGTCCTTTGACGACAACCTGCTTGCCAAACAAAAACATGGACTCTTCGATGTCGCCAGCATTCTGCACCGTGACTTTTGCTCTAGTTGCAGAACCCTCAGCAGAAAGCCTAATGCTCAATACACTGGAAGCTTCAATCACAACGTCGTCATCAAGCTCAATGACATCACGAAGAGCGTCAGACATGATGATTGACATTTCACAATCCTGTGATCTCGCTGTAGACCTCGTCCAAGCTTTTGGTGAACTCATCATCACCAAAGCTTCTTGATTCACACTTGACTTCGACTTTTAGTCCTGTCACCCTGAGTATCACACTATGGTATGTTTCATCTTCTAGTTCAAGAGCGGCAGACACAAAATCCTTCAGATGATTCCTCTGAGTAAAGTTGTAAGCACGAAGCAAGCTGTCTTCTTTTCTCTTCCAATCTGACTTTAGCGGACTGATTGGGAGATTCCTGCCTACGAGATTTTCAATAAGAGTTCCCCTCTCTTGCGCAGTATCGAAGTATTCACTTAGCAGGTTACTTACCTTCACTTTTATGCCCTCGGTACGTCAAGATCAGGCTCATCATTTCCTACATCCAGCGTCCTCAAGAACTCAAGATAGAACTTTTTGACATTTTCCTCGGGAACAAGCTCAGAAAGAGCCTGAAGGGCATAACCCAGTTCCTTTGATGAGCCAGGTACGTAAGAAGGATCCTCAACGGGAGGCCTCTCGGTTGAGAGCTGAACTGCCGTCTGCTGCGACGCTGATATTGGGACATTCTTTCCCAGGGTGGAGCTAGACATCTGCTTGTCGTCATTGCCGCTCTGACCTGCAGTTACATCACCTGTGAGCGCAATCTCACGCAAAAGCTGCCGTATCACTGTTTCATTGACAAGAATCCGATCAGTTGATGTATTCTTTCTTGTTCGATTTGACATTGACATTTCCCTTGTGATGTGAGTTTCTTTGTTCAGCGTCGAGGGCCTGTAGTGCTTCTGCCATCTTCTCAATGGCGCTGTTAGTACCCTGTAGCGCACGCACCATGAGGGTCACGTTGTGCTCTAACACGGCAACCCTCTTCTCTAGAGCGTTTATGCGTGCTGTGTTACCACCGAACAGCCGTTCAAACAGGCTCATTCGCCCTCACCAATCGCATCATAGATTGTGTTTGCCTCAACCTTTGACAGTCTCTTGATAGTCTTGTTTCTCTTCGTCTTTACAACCCTATCAAAGATCCGCTTAGTTTCTTCATCATTGTCAAGTATTCCAACAATGAAGAACTCAAGGATCTCTTGCATTGTCACATGATTCTCAATACAGGCCTTGCGAAACGCAATGTGCATGTCCTCTGAAACCTGTATGTGAATTGCCTTACGAGGAATGTTCATACTGCTCCTCCTCCTCCTGGCATTGCGCCTACTGCGAAATGACGTCCTACACTCTTGTCATCATCAGAAGTTGTTGGCCCACCCTCAGGTGAGGGTTCATAATCGAACTCTGTCTTTAGAATTTCCATGAACTTCTGTGCTGTATCATCGTCATACTTTGTCTGCAGGTAATCCTCGGTCCTATTGACTATAACCGATGGTATATCGAGCAGGGTGTCGTAATTTTTAACGATACGCATAACTTCAGTGGCAAAAATTCCCAGGTCGATTGGAGGCATTCCCGTCTTTTCTTCGCCCTCAGTTTCGCCCTCAGCCTCGAATAGGAAAGCAAGCGATGTTCGCCTGATGGATTCCGTTGCGGTCATTGACTGTTGGCCCTTGCCTACCTTAACAGCAGTACGCTCAGCATCCATGATGTGTCTGAGTATCTGCCTGTCGACTGATGCGTCCTCGGTGGGCTTAGACGATATGGATGACTCAGCATCCTCATCGGCCTCAAACATGAGCTTGAGGCTTGGTTTAAACAGGTTCATGATAGCACCTTCGCGGCCTTCTCGGCCTTTTCAAACCTTGCGTGCACCTTTGTCCAGTTGATCTCTCGCATCATGGCAAAGACGTATGACTTTCTATCAGTGAGATAGTCACGATAATAGGCGTGCTCCCAGCAGTCCATCACGATCACAGGAATGCAACCCATTGGAATGTTGCCATTGTGAAGGTCAACCATCACGTTGATGTAACGCTTGAGGAATGTGTTGTAGCAAGTGACTGCCCACCCATTTCTTGAAGAAATGCTACATGCTATGAAGTCTTTCTGCCAGGCATCAAATGAGCCCCAGTCACGTTCAAGTCTCATGTATGTGAGTGAATCGGTTGTTATTGATGACTTTGGGTCACCGATGTTATCGAAGTAAAGCCCATGCAGGAATGCTGCATTGAGATTATGAGACTCATCGAGCTTGAGGCAACGAAACTCACTGTGGTTCGGTGATGCGTCGTCGCGACTAACTGAGTCCAACTTTGCAGAAACTTCATTCAGGGTCTTTACATACCCGTCAAGGAGTTTCTGGTGCGATGCCTTTGTCTTCTCGGACAAAGACTCTGTGTTAGTCTCAAACGTCTTTGACTGTACGACGTAAGCCTCGTCGACCTTCTTTGGCTTGGCACTCTTTGGAATAACCTCGCTTACGGCTTCACTCACAATCTTGCCAAGAAAATCATTCTGTCTGGTCGCCATTAGGCCTCCTCGTATTCTTTTTCAAAAGCCGCCTGGTCAACTACAAAGATTCTCTCACCTTCATCAGGCTTGCTTGGTGTCTTTGGATAAGCCTTCTTTCCGCGGTCGACAGTGTCTTCCTTCTCATCAGGCTTCTCATCATCGGTCTCGTTCTCCATGCCTATGATGTCATGGGCAGCTTGATCTGCAAGTTCCTTGGCTTCGCGGTCTGCTTGGATCTCAGCACCCACTTCCTTTGGAACGATCTTAGTGACATCAGTCGTGCTTGGACGAGGAGTTTCGGGAGTACGAAGTGTGACCTGGGCTGTTCCGTCCTTGCCGGACACTTTGTCAACAGTGTACTCATAGCCAGATGACTTGTGGAGGACCTTCAAGTCCTGACCGATTATCATCTTGCCCCTTGAGTCGAAGACGTTGATCTCACTAATGAGCCCCCTCAGGTGAGATACATACTCTTCCTTCATCATCTTGATGAGTCCCTTGTCGTCGATCTTTCTCATGACGGTCCCTACAATGTATAACTATCAATCCGTGTATCGTCTGATTAACACACCGGCATTCTCAAGTATTCCCAAACCCGAAGCATCCCTGTATGGATTCATGTATATGACCTCTTGAATGCCTCCATTCACAATGGCCTTTGCACACTGCCTACAGGGCGAGTGTGTGAGGTACATCTTCTTTCGCTTTGGATTGTTGAAATCAAGTTTGATAAGAGCATTGATCTCGGCATGTATGAAACCTGATTGACCAGGCTCAGATGACTCAACCTCATTGGGTCCTCCTCTCTGGTCTCCATTGTAACCGACAGCAAGCACCTGGGTGTTGTCATCCGTCACTATGACGGCTCCGACGGATGTCCGTTGGTCAACAGACCTCCTTGAGAGAATCATTGATGTTTCCATCCAAACTTGATCCCACGATGGTCTCACGTTTCTCTCCGTTGAATCAGGATAATCACAAGAAGTCGTGTTGGTTATTACCTTATCAATCGTGCTGTTTGTCACAGAGGGTCACACGTTACTTATCGAACAAGGTTTCGATGCTAGTGTCTGCTGGTAGGGCAAAGCCGGCTGCCTTCCTGTGTCCTCCGCCTCCGTACCTCTTGGCGACCTCGCTGACATCCGAGTCCTCATGGTGTGCGCGAAGGCTCACCTTCACCTGACGAGTATCGTGGTCATAGTACCAGATCACTGCAAAGTCACACTTCGGGGATAGGGCATTCCCAATCTCAGACATCCAGTGTGGAGAGTTCACCACGAGGACTTCCTTTCCGTCCATCTTTCTTGCCGTCGCGTGCTTGGCGATCTTGGAGATGACAGTCTTGGAATAGGCGAGGATGTAGGCTCCCCTCTCCTGGGCATTGTCGACTGCAGAGTCGTCGAGGTATTTGTCGAACTCCTCGAAGTCGAAAGGTACCATGTCGAAGGCCGCAGCGAACTCCTTCGAGTACGGGATCTCCCACTTCCAGAGGTCCCTGTCCTCGATATGACGGATCATGCGAGGGGGCTCTTTCGTCGGATGAAAGAACTTCCAGGCCAGCATTGCACCGCTCTGTCCCATATCGAAGTGGGTGCATGAGATGTCGTGGAGCTCCACCATGGCAGACTTGTGGTGGTCGAGGACGAGGAAGCCCTTGGCCTCCTTGATGAGACGCTTGGTGGTGGCATTGTCGTAGGAGAAGTCCACCACGAGGACGTTCTTTCCGGATACGTCAGGCGGTGGCTCACCGTACTTTGCTGCATGGTATGTCGCCCTATCACCGAGCAGTTTCCAAGCAGCGTATGCCGCACCGAAACCGTCTGTGCAGGATGCGTGGTAGATGACGAGGTCCACACTGTGCGGATCAAGAAGGCTTCCCATATTGGCGGACATCTCCTATTCTCCTCAATTATGCCCGATGCCTGTGGTAAGAGGATGGCATGCCCAGCACATGGGCTCGTATGTGTCTGCACCACCTACAGAAATTTCATCAAGTGATGGAACGCGCCTGTGTGTGAGCTGGGCATCATCGCCGCACGATACACAGACAGCCGTGCACTTTTCGACCTTCGTTGCGAATGGGAGGAGCTTCTCTACTTCTGTGAAAGATCGTAAGTTTGCTGAGAGTTCAATTGACGAGACATACACGGAGATTCCCATACGAAAAACCTCGATGAGGGCATCTGCGATACCATCGATCATGAAGGCCTCATCTACTGCGACAACTTCGGGTTTCTCATTTCGAATGATGTGAAGGACTTCCTGTCCACTAGAGACAGCGATGGCCGCCATCGAGGCGCCTGAATGGGTTACGATTGCACTGTCAGAATACCTGCTATCAATCACAGGTTTAAAGCAGGAGACTTTCGTCTCACGGAGACGGTGTCTCTCAATCGCTCCAACTAATCTCGTTGACTTTCCTGACCACATTGGTCCCGTAAAAACAACGAACTCTCGATTAATCCTTGCCCGACGACGTACGGCCATAATCATCCTCCAGTCTAACGAACGTGTCCCTTGACCTATCACCGATCTCGATGATAGTTGAATCATCTACTGACTTAATTCTATAAGGACACTCGGACTGTATAGAAAAGGTTTCACCTGCTACAATCACCACTGTTGAGTATGGATTTTCTGCGGTGTTTGAAACAGTGAAAGAGTTTCCAAAAGTGATCTCAACACAACCCTGAAGCACAAAGAATGACTTGTTCTTTAGCCTGTGATACTTGAGACTTGTCCTGTTTCCTGCTCTAATCTTTATGATCTTGCCCACCAGCGTGTCAGGTGTTGACCAGGTCCATGTCTCACCCCAAGGAGTCATCTCCTTCTTAGCGGGCCCTGCCCATCCTATCTTTGGTTCTGTCATAGTCCCCACCACTTCCAAGTCATCTCAAGACCTCTAGCTAGATCAACCTGCGAGACAAACCCAAGGTTTGTTGCGGCCTGCTCAGTGTTTGCCCGTGTGTGCTTAATGTCACCAACTCTGGCAGGAGCATTCGACACGTTGATCTTTCCGAATTTCAATCTGAACATGTCGAGAATTTCATTGTTTGAGTAGCTCCTGCCTGTCCCAATGTTGTATGCCTGCCCTCTAAACGGTTCAGTCCTCGTTGCAGCAAGCAGGTTTGCTCGAACGACATCACCAACAAATACCATGTCGCGTGACTGCTCACCGTCACCATCTGACCTGAGTGAGTTTCCATTTTTGACGCAGTTGCACCAGGCTGTTATTGCAGTTGCGTATGCAGAATCTCCATACTGCCTGGGTCCGTAGACATTGAAGTATCGTAAAGAGACAGCATCAATACCGTGAAGTTCAACTGCGATTCTGATGTAGTCCTCGACAAAGAGCTTCTGTAGACCGTATGGAGAGCTGGGCTTTGGTCTTGAATCTTCGCCTGTTGGAATCTCAGCATCACCATAGAGTGCGCAAGTGGATGAGAACACGAGCCTCAGTGGAGACTTACAGTCACGTACAGCTTCAATCAACGAGAGGGAGCGTGTGCAGTTAACGTCTGTGGTCGCCGCAGGGTTCTCTACGGTCTGGCTTACCCTTGGGTTTGCAGCAAGATGGAAGACCACATCATACCTGCCATCACGAATCCTATCAAGGACATGCCTATCCTCAATGTCAGTCTCGAAGAAGACCACATCATCCTTCCCCCTCCTGTCATCAATGTGCATTGAAAGGGCAGAAATCACAGGCCTCACCCTCAGATCATCAAGATTCTCAAGCCTGCCTGTTACAAGACTGTCCACGATATCAACAGTCCAGCCAGTCTCAACAAGCTTGTGAACAAGATTAGAACCGATGAAACCACAACCACCTGTCACAAGAGCGCGCATAGTACCTCCGAACCAATCATACACGTCGTACGTGAGTTGATTAGCACTCCACAAGTTTCATTCGATACATGTTTGTTGAGGCGCCCCAGCCTGAACTGTTCTCGACATCGGCAACCCAGATGGTATACGGCTTGATATCTCCTTCCTTGACGCTCCAGATCCTAATCCATGTGTTGGCATTGGTAGTGTCAGTCACCTTTGCTCGAGCAAAGACCTTATTGTTCTTTGTGGTCTTCATCTCAATTGCAAGGACACAGAACCACACAACATCCTTCTTGCCATCCTCAAGATCACCAAGCGGTGGAATCTCTGCCTTGTGAATCTTACGCATGATCTCTTCAGGGAAGAGGACATGATGAGGGGCTGAGCCCGATATCTCGGCCTGCATTGCAACCTTCTCAACACGAGACCAGTCCTCAGTTCCTGTGGTCTCATCGATGAGCCTATCGACTAGTGGCCGAGGCTTCAACTTTGCAGCCTGCTTTGCGGTCATCCCATAGCGGCCCTTCTTCAGGTCACCATAGTTTCCGATGATGATGTCATGCAGTTGCTTGTGATTTGCAACCTTGCCGCTTATCATCTCATCGATTGAGCCGAATGCCTCCATGCCAAGGAGGGCTTCGAAGCATCGACGATTGAGCTTTGAGTGTCGCCAGCCACCGTCCTGGTTATAGAGAAGCTCATCAATATTCTTGTAGGGTCGATTCTCGATGATCTCATCGACGGCGGCGCCACCAACACCCTTCAGTGAAGAAAGGGGTGGAACGAATGCCTGAAGCTTCTCGGACCATGACCATACGTTTCCTGAGGAGTTGATGTCAGGAGGCGAGATCTTGTAGCCAAGCTGCTTGATCTCAGACATCATTACCGCCATGCCTTCCACATTGTGGTTTTCTGTCTGTAGGCATGTGGCAAGCCAGTCATGTGGATAGTAAGTCATCAGCCAGGCACCGTAGTACGAGTCGATGGCATACGCAACCGAGTGGGACTTATTGAAGCCGTACAGTGAGAAGAATGCAATCGTATCGAACAGGTCAGTTGCCTGTTTCAGGTTGAGGCCTGAACACTCCATACAACCCTTGATGAACTTCTTTTCCAATGCCTCCTTCTCGTCGGACTTCTTGCCAAGGGAGGTGAGGTCCTTCTTCACCAGGGTCTTTCGCATCTTGTCAGAGTCGCCTGGCGAGAATCCGGCAAGCTTCTGCGCCAGCAACATGAACTGTTCCTGGAAGACGATGAACCCACACGTTGGGCCGAGAATCTCCTCGATGACCGGATGATCGTACTTGATCGCAGCCTTGTTCTTCTTCGCCTCAACATATTTCTTGTGGACGTTAGCCTTTAGGGGACCAGGCCGGTAGATTGCCGTGACGGTCGAGAGGTCGATGATGTTCTCAACCTCAGCCGCCACACAGAACTTCCTTGCGCCGTCCGATGTGAACTGGAAGATGCCTGGCCACTTGCCTTGCTGGTAGACATTATCGAACACCTTCCTATCGTTGGGTTCGACATATCGACAGTTGAGCTTGTCATCATAGAACTTCTTAATGTCGACGAATGTCGGTTCACAGGCAAGTTCACGGCGAAGAATTCGACGAATGCAGTCCTCGACCATCTGCATTTGCTTCAGACCAAGGAAGTCGAACTTGAGGAAGCCGTTCTCTTCAAGGTTTCGAATGTTGACACCCTCGGTCCACGGAGTCTGGAGTTCGCCTCGGACAGCAATGAGAGGCATGTGCTTCTCAAGTTCGGGACAGACGAGGACACCGCCGGCATGACGACCGATCGATCGATTCATCATGAAGAGAGATCGAACCTGGGACTCGACGTGTGGGTACTTCTCCATGAACTCACGGTACCTTGCCGAGTGCTCCATACAATCCTCATGCTTGAGGATGAACATGGACTTCTCCATGTTTGGGTCACGTGACTTATCAGCAACCTCCCTCTCAAGGGGACCTGTGACGGCATTCACCTCATCAAAAGGAATCTGGTAGAACTTTGAGACGTCCTTCACCAGGGACTTGAGCTTGAGGGTGTTGAAGTTAGAGACCGGAATAACAGACTCATCACCGAAGATCTCACGTGCGGCATCAATCAAGGCATCACGGTTTCCGACATCCGTGTCGATATCAGGCCAACCTGCTCGATGGCGTCCAAGGAATCGTTCCCAAAGGAGGTCGTACTTTAGTGGATCGACATGGGTGATTCCAAGGAGGTAGTTGACAAGCGAGCCTGCACCGGAACCACGACCGGCGCCTGGCAGGGTTCGATTCTCAGCGACCTTGAACACCTTCTGGAGGGTCAGGAAGTAGTTCTCGAAGCCAAGATGCTTGATATCACCAAGCTCGAACTTGGCACGCTCGACATATTCCTTGTTGTTTGCCAATCCTTCATCGATAAGCGCCTGCTTCACAAGCCCAGTGAGCTGGCTCATTGCCGTGCTTTCACTCGTTGAGAATGATGGAAGCTTTGCCTTGTCCTCGAACCAGATCTCCTCGCAAAGGTTCCAGGCAATATCATGACCGCGCTCAATGGAGTCCTTTACGATACCCTCCTTGCCGCGATAGAACTCAAACTTTTCCCAACGCTCGAGGAACTCACCCCACATCTGGGTGTGGTTCTTTGGATAGAGTTCAGCCTTCAGCTGTTCCTTAGTCGGTAGGACGGGAGCAGTTCCGTCGTTCTTGATTCGACCTGGCTGAAGCTGACGATAGATTTCACGAGATTCCCAGGCATCAGGCGACGGGTAGTGGGCATCCGAGGTCGTAAGAAGGTTGATGCCTGTCCTATCTGCAAGTTCAAGCATGCACATGTTCGTGAGGTCCTGTGCACCAAGCTTATTGAACTGCATCTCAAGGAAGAAGTTCTCGCGGCCAACGCAATCTACGAACCGATCGACCATGTTCGTAAGCCTGCCCATGATGCGATTCAGCATGGCAGGATCAGTGATGAGATCGGGACTCAGCTGGTCGAACTTTGCTTCAGGAAATTCGCGGTAGATGAGACCACTTGGATAGCCTCCAACACAGGCGGTGGAAACAACAAGGCCCTCACCATGTTCCCTGAGCATGTTGAAGTCAATACGAGGAAACTTGTAGAATCCATCCTTGAAGGACTTCTTGACCAGAGTGAAGAGGTTGGAGAGTCCGACACGGTTCTTTGCAACAACGACGAGATGATAACGTCGGTTTGGATTGTCTTCCTGCTCGGTACGAGTCTCATCGGCATCTTCGACGACGAGACCTGCCGCCTCCTCATCTTGGTCAGGTGCGGACTCGCCTGAGAGGTCTTCAAGCTTCACCTTGGAAGCCTCGTAGGTTCGCTTCCACTCCTTCAGGTCAGGAACAAAGTAGAATTCAACGCCATAAAGTTGACGGAACTGCTTGCCCTTGGACTTTACCTTCTTTGCATGCGCATGCGCATGTGCAAGACCGTTGCCGTTGCCGTGGTCGGTCAAAGACCATGAATCGAGACCATTGTTCAGGCAGAAGTCGATGTGCTCAGCAGGATTGCCGAGACCATCGTACGGTGAGAATGTCGAGTGATTGTGAAGGCTTGCATACCGTGTTGGCGCAGAAAAGTTCATCAGGCCGCTCCTGTTAGGACGATTGACTTACAATCAAATCCTATTAGGAACGGCCTGATGTTCAATCAGGAGTGGTGCTTAGACTACTCGATGTGACCGTAGTACGGCTCGAATAGGACCTTTCGCTCGTCAATGCAGCGCTTCAGGTAATCACGAAGCTCATCGTAACTCGTGGTCACCTTCACGCCTGACTGGGCCAGCATCAGGTTGAAGTTGCCAGTGAGACCCTGGGCAAAGTAAACGATCGGAACGTTTGCATTGTATGCCACACCTGCCTCGAAGATCGTGCCCATGTCCTTGTCTCGCGTGTTGCAAAGGACAAAGTCGGCAGTTCGAATGTGCTCAATGTTTCCCTTGAACGTGTCCTTCTGGACGTCAAGAGAAGCATTTGGTGGACAGATGAAGATCTTGCGTGGAGATGCCACGTTGAGACCGAGGTCACCGAGAAGATTCTCAAGTGCCTCAACCTCTTCAAGAGCCTTGGGTGTGAACCAGCCAGATGCGAGATATACCTTCATGTTTCTATTCCTCAGTAGTTGAGATTGATATTGTTTGCTGAGATTCCGAATTGTTCAACATTCGATCTGATGGACTCCAGCAACTCTTTCGTTCCTGCAAAGAACACCTGCGTTCCAACAGGAAACTTGTCAACCCCGAAAGGGGTCAAAGGAGTTGCTGGACGATCACTTTCCCTTGTGACCCACGAGATCCCACCTGCACTCTCAACATTCTTCTGGAACGGGTGGGGCCAACGAGAGTATGAAACAAACCATGTGCGAAGACCTGCATTGCGACGATAGTCAAGGACGCTGATACAAGCTCCGATGCCAGTTCCTCCGCATATGACTACGGCATTTTCGCAGTCAACATTCGGAAAACCATTCCCAGCTGGACCAGACAGGTCCACATCAGAACCGACATCAACATCAAGCGGCCCCCCATGACGAGTGAGCACAGTTACCTCGCCATCGCTGGACTCAGCAACGGCAAAGTACCTGCCACCAATCACGACACACTGCCCAGGCTTCACTTCAGAATCAAGTGCATATGAGACTGTCATGAAATCAGGGCCAACATTCTTCCTTGTGACCTTTGCCATACTACACCCAAGCCTTCACGAGGCCTTGCATTGTTTCTCGCATCTCGCGGTCAAGGTCCTCATCATCAACATTCACCAGCACCGTCTTACACTTGGTCCACTTTGCAAACTGCATGTAGAGGTCATGAATCCTTGTGATGTTGTCGTTGATGTTGTCATACTCATCCTTGACACCTGCATACGAGGATCGATGAGGAATGACGATGACCGTGCCAAGCCTTGCATGACGTTCATCAAGCTGCCGAAGGAGCTCAAAGTCAGTCTGCCTTCCGAGGGCTTGAGAGTATATCCACTCGGAAGGCCAGGCGCGGTCGAGGATTACCGATGAATCAGAGGACTCGAGGTACGAGGTGAAGTAAGTGTCCACATAGCGGATCGCATTGAGGAAGTAGCTTGGGTCCTTGAGGAAGTACTCGTGTTCCGCGGTATTCTTGAAGTACGGGATACCGAGTCGACGGCTAAGCTCCTTTGCCTGCTCGGTTTTTCCCGTGCGATCTGGACCATCGTAAATGATGATTCTTTGTGTTTGCTTATTCAATTACAACTCCTAAAGAAGGACAACGTCAGAATTGCTTGCAGCTTCAGACTTTGTGATTGTAGTAGACAACTCGGTAAAGATCAAAAATGTCAATCCATTTTGAGAACAAAAGTTTTCTGCAGCCTCAAACTTCATGAGATTCGACCTTGTCTTCACAAGCTTAATGGGTTTTGCCTCAATCAATAGTCCAAGCTCCTCAATCAAAAAGTCAGGACGATATGTCCTTTGTGTTTCTGCGTCCTTGTACGGAATGAGAAAGGGCTCATGACGCATTTTCTCAAGAGGAATTCCCTCTCTTTCATAGTGCATCATGCAAGTCAATTCAAGCAAACTCCTAAAGTAGCAGCCTTTGTAGTATCCCTTTGTGCCCTTGCCTGAGAGCTTTGGTGCAGGTTTCCCATACATTGGGTTCCTTTCACCGGGATGAGACTTTTTGCTTGAGATCTGCGCAGCCCGCTCAGGTCCATACATCTCAGCATCAGACTTTCCCTTTCTAGCTCTGCACCATTCATGAGCCTTTTTTATCTGGTCATTTCTCCCATACATGGGATTCCTTTCGCCAGATGTGACAATGCTCATAGTTTTTATGAACTCTTCGTGCCTTTTTGTGCCTTCTTCATCGCCATATCTTTCAACAAGAAATGCTAATGACATGTTCATGCCCTTTATTGCGTTGGCATTTCTAGTTCCTTTTGCATGCCCATGCTTATTAGAACATGACTTGCTGCAGAACTTTTTACCCTTATTCAAGGGGCCATCGCAAAATAAGCACTTTTTGACATCTTCCATGGCGTATCCTCCTACCTTTAATTAGGAGGATACAATCCACATGTGTCAGATCCCTCAAAAGAAGGCCAAACTATCTCTTACTTTCCCTCGACCTTACGGATTCGTGCCTCGTAACCGATGGTCTTCCAGTCCTCGATCATCTCCTTCTCACCTGGGAAGAGGAGGTGGTCAGGAAGCTCCTGTAGCTCGAAGAACCATGCGGACTTCTCGAACTTCCAGTCAGGCTGATTCTCAGGATTCGTGAGGGATGGAATGTGCTTGCCGGCGGAAGGGGCACGACCGGTGTTACCGAAGACCTTGTCGGTGTTGAGACAGGTCTTATTCGCACCCATCGCCTCGAGCTTGGTGAGGAGGTTTGCCCAACCGGAACCCTTCACCTTCTCAGTGCCGTCCTCGTTGAGGTGTGCCTTGATGAGCTCATGACGAATGAGACGACCGATGAGGTTGAGCTCGTCGGTGAGGCCGTTCTCACAGCGGCGGGCAAAGTAACCACGAAGTGCCATGAAGTTGACGACACAAACGAGGTTGGTCTGCTGGCCATGGAATGTCATGTAACGACAGTCCTGTGGAGGAACACCCGCATCAACCATCTGATCATAAAGGGCCTGGGACTGCTGGACAAGCGCGGCTGCCTTCTCACCAAAGAGAGGGTGCTCGTAGATATTCTTGGGAATCGTCACACGATGCTCGATGGCCTCCGGCATCTGGGAAGTGACACAGTAAGCCCAACCAACCCGACCACGGGTAAACTGTGCCAGACCAACGCGGCTAATTCCCTCAACACGGATCTGGAAGTTGAGAGCCTCCTGTGGAACAGGAAGCGCGGTACCAGCAAGGACCTCCTTGCAGGCCTCAATGTGCTTTGGGTTGGTGTGATCGTATTCCTGGTTACGAAGAGAGTACCAGGTCTCACGGTACCAGTTCCAGAACATCTGGTATGGATTGTCAATGCCAGAATCGAGAAGGGTTACCTTGATATCGCCAAAGCCGTTTGAAATGCTCACTTTACCTCCAGACTGTTGATAATTGAACGAAACTCGGATGAGTTGCCGTACATAGAAATGTTTCTTACGCCTTCAAGTTGTTCATTGTATGGGACCCTTGGTGACAGGGTCATTACGCCATGGGATGCGTATTCAAGGGCATGCTTCGGTGAATCGTCAATTGCAAAGAGAACATGACCCTTAGTGTAGAAGTCTTGACCGTATAACCAACGATACTTCTCAGGACTGAATGCGACCCCATCGAATGGAACACCATTCTCCTGCAACCAGGAGAACGTTGAGCATTCAACCATTGGGTTCTCTTGCGGTCGAGCCGTGAGGATCTGGACCCAGACTCCTCGACTCGAAAGGGCACGAAGCTCATTTACGAGCCAATCAATGGGACGAAGCCGCGCCATGCCACCCTCATTGATAAACTCATCAAATGCGCGGCTTGGTTCAAGCCCTGCATCAAGAAGCGCCTGGGTATTGTAGTACTCCTTTCCAGTAAGGTTAGTCTTTACACCCCTCTTCCCAAGCCAATCGTAGAAGTCAGTCCTGAAGTCTGCAATCACGTCGTCCATGTCAACGATGACGACAGGCTCACCTGACCACTTCTTTGTCAGCAGCCTCTGTCGGATGCTGAGGTGGGAGTCACGTAGTTCCATTGCAAACTCAAGGTCTTCATGGGTAAAATCCCATGTGTTCAGGATTGCTGCGACATACCTGATGACATCAACCGACTCAAACAACATCTTGTTTCGATTCAGGAACCTGTCATCGATGTGATGCCTGAAGTTGATGCTGTTGGTAAGCTGGCCTACCTCATTGTGAAGCGAGAGGAGGAGGGTCTTTGTTAGTTCAAGCCTTCCCTCATCGTCCTTTCCAAACTGGCCAACAGTCTCACCAAAGAGACGCTGTGAATAGAGGATGCCCTTTACTGTGTTGAAGTTCTTCATGATTCATTGTAATATGATAGAAGAACTGTTCAACCCACCTTGACAAAGTCTTCGGCAGGCAATCCTCTATACACACACCCATCAGACGGATTGATGACATCTATGACGATTCCAACCGATATAACCCTGTCTGACCAGAAGACATTGCCCTCATGGAGGCCTCGCAATACAAGAAAGACTGTGTCCTCAGATATGTCCCAGGAGTTCTTGTTGATAATCACACTTGAGTGTGTGACCCTCTTTACTAGATCACCTGCCTTCAACTCTTGAGCACCAAGGTGTGAAATCCAGCAGGATAGTAGCGGACTTGACCCTCAACCTGTATGGCATAGTGCTTTAGGTGCGGATAGCGAGCCTGCACGTCCTTCGATGGAACGCCAAGTCCAAGGTACTGTCCTGTTGCACAGATGTTTCCACCCTCATCAATCACGTTGACCCAATTTCCGACGTCCATGTTACCTCACAGGGGGTTGTTCTTGTAGTGTTCAATGATTCCAAGGATTGTGTCAAGGTCATCGTCCTCGCACTCCTTGTAATTTTTGCCCATATCATGGGTTATCATGTCCCATATGAAAGAGTAGGGATTGAGAGCGGGCAGCTCATGCACGTCTTCCATGGTCTTGAAAAGGTGGTCTCCCGCCTTTCTCACTTCGTTCTTGATCGTGTTGGAGACTTCGTTCGATAGAGGCAATTCTTTTCCGATTAGCAGGGATTATTCTTATAGTGCTCAATGAGCTCAAGTATACGGGGAACTTCATCTTCATCACAATCCTTGTAGGACTTTCCGAGATGATGTCGAAGGCGTTCCCATACATGGGCAAATGAATTTCTAGTTGGATGTGATTCGGATGTAGGCAACTTTCCTGCGAGGTGTGTGCCTGCCTCATCGACCTTCATGCGAATCAATCTGGTACTCTCTTGTGTCAGTGCCATGGTAACCTACTACTTCTCCTTTTGAGTTTCCCAGAATGAACGCAGGTACACTTGGAGATGGTCTATAAGTCCATCCATATCTTCCTTCATGACAGAGGCTGCGATCTCAATCCTATCGCCCTTTGCAGCGATCTCGACTGAATCACGCCGTGGGACCCCAAGTGGTGTGGAACACAGCTCGTGCTCAGAGATGGGTGTGTAACCCCAGAGATCAACGCAAACGTTGACCTTCCTGCCATCGACAACAGGAAGGGAGTGTCTGTGGCCATGAACCTGTAGGTCATGGCGTCCTATGACGGAATCAGGCAGGGGCTTATGGCTGAGCAGCGCCTGCCTTCCATCCTGTAGTATGAGGTTCTTCCTTTGCCAGACTTCGTCAAAGCCTACCTCAAGCATCGTTCGACGTGACCTATCATGGTTGCCAAGAATGAGGACCTTTCGACCCCTCAGTTTCCTGATGAGCGGTTCTGCATTCTCGGGCTTTCCAAGGAACATGTCACCAACAACGTAGACAGTGTCCTCCTCACTTACCCTGTCGTTCCAATTGCTGATGAGGACATCATTCATCTCTTCAGTTGATGAGAATGGTCGACTACAGTACTTGATGATGTTATCGTGGTTGAGATGCAGGTCGCTGGTGAACCAGTTCAAACTAGACTCCAAAGATCTGTCGGACCCTCTCACCCTGCGTGACGTTGAGCTTCCTCATCTTCGCCTCCTGTTCAGGAGTGATGTCCTTGGAGAGCTTGCGACCGACATTCTCATCCATCCCCTCTACGAAGGAATTGTAGATTGTCGTTAGCATCTCCGTGGAGTCAACGTCACCGGCTCGTTCCATGGTCCTTGCCAGTCCTACAATACCATAAGCAAGTTCCGAGATGTTTACATCGTCTGGGTTGAGACCGGGATGCTGTTCGAGGAGTGAGTCTGCGACGTATGCACCCTCGATGACGTAGTCCGCAATGTCCCTGAAGAAGTTCCTGAAGTCCGTGGATATCGACTGGTAGGTGACGCCTGCCCTGAACTTCGATGGGACACGTTGGCCGTCCTTTATGCGGGCCATCACGCCCTCAGTGCCGATGGTGAGGACGAGGTAATCACCAAGAGCCTTGTAGAGGTTGCCGGTGACGTAGCCCTTGATACCACGCTCTGGTGTGTACCTTCCCTTCATCCACTCTGAGTAGGCTGGGTGTGTGACGACAGTGTCGACCTGTGCCAGTCCCCCTGATGGAACCTTGACGATGATCATGAGAGGGTGACCACCGACTGTGAGCTCTACATCAACCGTGGGAGGCCTGACTGTCGTGAGATACTCGGTAAGAAGGTCAGTGTATTCCTTGACAGAAGCTGACTCCTCCTTTCTCCTCTCAGTCATGTCCTTGCCTGTGTAGTTCACTGGAAAGGAGACGAGGTAGTCGATGTCACCATATGTCGCGCTGGGCCTATCGACAATGTCACGCTCTGCATGAGTGGAAGAACCAGTCGGACGTATGGGTTCGAGTGGTGCCTTGCCCTTGGTGGAGAGCCAGCCGTTGAAACCTTTTAAAAATTCTCTGTAGACAGAGCTCGCTTCTCTTACTAAGGACGGAGTAAGATCTCTACGATGCTCAGGCGGCAGTTTAAGTCCACCCTCCCTGAGGAGATGCCTGATCAGATACCGAAGTTCATTTAACTGATGCATTTTAATGGTCACTCACGAGCTTTTGTAAACTACTTGACGTCCTTGAGCAGCCTACCGTAAAGGTTGGTGCCATCTGAGACGAACATCGCGATGTCTACGGCGTTTGCTGCTGTCGACAGGGTCTTGATTCCACCCTCAAACTTGTAAACAGCGTTCCAGTTCAAGCTCCTGCTTCCATTAGCGTCCTGCTTGATTATCATGGTGTAGTTGCCTCCTGCGACAAGGTTGGTTGGGGCTGCCATTGTTCTGTTGCCACCAAGAGTCACCTGGAAGACTCCGCCCAAATCGGCATTCCAATTTAGGATGGGTGCATCAGCGACAACCTGGACAGAGGAGCCTATCTGCTTTCCCTGGACCCTTGCGGCGCTGAGGTTGTTGGTCACCGTTGTAGAACCCAAAGAGCCCGATCCAATCGTGATAAGACCATCAGCCTGTACCTGGAGAAGCGTTTCTACAACTGGCCCTGTGTTTCTCCTAACCCGGAATTGCGGTGTGGAAGTTGAACCAGACAGTGTTACTTCAAATCTATTGTTCAAGGGGGTGCTAACAAGCAAGTGACCTGTGTTGTTTGCAATTGCTGCGTTTGCACCGTCGTGAAAGATCTGTAGGTTCTGCCCGTTGCCTGCCTCTAGCTTGATTGTGTTATTGAGCTCGAGGTCACCACGGACTATCTTGATTGCAGGACCAGATGCAGAAGGCCCATAGATCTCAAGGGTTCCTGATACTACTATTGCAGTTCCGGAGGCGGCGTCTATGTTTAGTGGACCAGCATCAGCCACAATAGATCGACCCAGTCCTAAACCGCCATTGTCGTATGCGTCATCTAGTGAGTAGACGATATCGCTTGAGTCAAGACTGTCTGCGCCTACCTGTGCTCCCCTGATTCTTGTCTGCGGCATGATTCCTCACTTAATTCTTTTCTCAGGCCTAACACCAAGCTTCCGCCGATCAGCACCTGACTTTATCCTCTTTACCCTGCCGAGCCTATCGATGACATCAAACTCTGGCTGAGATTCAAGCTCCTTCACGATATCTATCAGGGTCTTCTCATCTGGTGCAGAGATTTCCATGATGGTGCAACAACGACGAAGGACGAGAACACGTTTAGGAAGGTCACCAAATGAAGTGCCCCACACCCAACTCAGTGTCCTTTGCATGCCCTCCATCTCTTTCCTAATTGATGCTATCTTCTTCTCAAGGGCTGTCTCAATTTCTGCATCAGGAAGATCCAACTGTATGTCTAGTTCTGCTGCGACCTGTGCTACAACATCATAGTTTCCCGTTTGGTAGGCCTCAGTTGCCTCCCTGTACAGTTCGACCATCCTCTCACGTTGAGCGTCAGTTAGATTTTCATCCGGACCAACACGGTCCGGATGAGTCAGAAGCGCAATTTGCCTGTAGGCTTTCTTTGCCCACTTGGGCCTATCATCGACTGAATCCTCATGTGTTTCCTCTGGGATAGGAGGATTTGAAGGAGGTGAAGAGTCAGGTTGTGCCTGCTGCACAGAACGACGATTGTCTGGTGTCTTTGATTGCTCGACTACACGATTGAACTTGGCAAGAGCTGTGACCGCTCTGTTCGTGTCAAAGTCATACTGAGCTTTTCTTTCAAGGAGCTCATCGTGTTCAATCTTGAGGTTACGAAGAGTCCTCGCAAGTGCTGAGGACCTGCTCACTTACTTGCCCTTCCGAAACTCTCTCCACAGCTCAAGGGGCCACAGAAGTGACTGCGAATAGCGAGACTTTAGTTTCTCTTCCATATCAAGGCACTCCCTCTTAGTCTCACGTGAACGAGATACCTCGCCAAGGTCACGAACAAAATTCGTAACGACTACCTTTGAAACGAGTGATGAAAGGGCGATGAAGGTGTACTCGATTGGTACAACAACGGCAAGTGTGACAAGGATCGTCTGTAGTGTGTCTGACATTTTGACCTCACATCTAAGTATCAGTCTTTCTTTGCTTCTTGATTCGTTCTGCTTCCCTAACTGTTGAAATCTTTTCAGGATGACGCGGATCTCCAGTTCCATCGACAACCCTGTTTATTGCTGCCGCCTTTCCCTCGTATGATCCTCGCCTGCCGCCGATGAATGATATAGTTCCCTCGATCACGGCGACTCTCTCGCTAAGTGCTATTGCTCTGTCCCGCAACCGTAGCGGTTCCGTCCTTGCAAACTCACCAAGCTTAGCGAGGCCCCCAACGGCTATCTTCACCTTCTCATCATGCGATTCGTTTCTCGATATTTCGTCGTTCACAGACTTGATGAACCGCTCTATCTCGTTAAGCACTTTTGTGCATCGCATGTCAGCCTGTGCTTCCTGCTGTTCATGCCTTGCATTTGCAAGGTTCTCCTCAAGGGAGCCAATGACTTCGGTGAGCTCTACTATTCTGTCTTCAATTTGCTGTAGTTGCATGAAGTAATGTTAGTGCCGATCCTTAAAAGTAAACGGCGGGGGCCGCAAGGACCCCCGCCGACCCGTTACCGGGCTTTACTGATCAGCGGATGATTGCCACGACCACATCTTCGGCCTTGATGGGGAAGGCGAAGTCGATACGGTCGGAGGCGATGGCCACTGTGTAGTCGCCGCTGGCTCCCTGCACCATGAGCTGGCCGTTCAGGTAGACGTCGAGGCGTGAAGCGGCGACGCCGGCATCCGCGAAGACGCCCATGTCGAGGCTTGCGAGGGTGACAGGGTACTTGCTGGTGCCAACGTCCTGCTGCACGTCTGTGGCAATCGAGATGACCTCCTTGCCCTTTCCACCTGCTGTGCCGTTTGCAAGCTCAACGAGTGCGCCAACGATCGACGTAGCAGTGAATGCTGCATCGAAGAGTGCGTACTCACCTGCCTTGGCGAGCTCGTATGCACCCTGTGCATCGTCGAACTTGATGTAGCCAGTAGTCTCGAGCTTCAGATCGGAGCCATCAGCAAGGATGTCGTGTGCAGTTCCGATGTTGAGGGCGGCAAACTGCGGTGAGGCAGTGCTGCGGAGGTCCTGTGACTGGGACAGGGCGACCTTGAAGCCTTCCTGAGCGATGGAGAGGCCAACGTCAGCCTGGACCGTGAAGAACTCGTTCCAAGCTGCGGCAGACACCGCACCGTTTGCACCAACCTTGAGGGCCTTGCCAGCGTCAGCTGCGAGGTCACCAAGTGTGAGGCTGTCGAACTCCACGTCTGCATTGGTGTCGATGCTCTGGGGGAGGCTGAGGACCACGCTGCCTGCAAGGGATCCCTCGGCAAGGCTCACCTGGTTCAGAGTACCAGTGATGAAGTCCATTGCCTTGGCATCCACGAGCTTGCCATTGGAGTCGGCCTTGACCAGCTTGAGGCTGAGGTTCGAGAAGGTGCCAGAGGGGGCCAGGATGCCTTCGGAGAACTCCCAGTACTTGCTGGTGTTCGACCAGATGATTGTCTTGTCGGTTGCACCCTTGAGTGTGATACCGCCACCATCAGCTGTGGTGTCGGTGGGAGAAGCGACCGAGGCAAGCTCGATGTTCTTGTCATCGACTGACAGTGTGGTGGAGTTCACCGTGGTGGTTGTGCCATTGACGGTGAGGTCACCGGCGACGACGACATTCAGACCGAAGGTGCTTGTTCCCACGGTAAGGACGTCGGTGGATGCATCGTATGTGAATCCACCCTCATCCACGAGCTGCTTGTTGTCACCAACGTAGACAACACGACCTGCAGTGAGGTTGCTGCCTGTGATGACTGCAGCCTGGAGACCACCGCCTGGGATGAACTTCAGGTTAGCATCTGACCTGAGGTCCTTGCCACCACTCTGGAAGACAAGGGCACCGCCGCCGCCGGTGAGAGCCTCAGAACGAAGGTCCTGGGCGACGTGGATGACGGATGATGAGACCACAGTGCCTGCAACGCTCAGCTTCAGACCACCACCGGCCCAAAGGTCAACCTTACCTGCAGTTCCCATGCCGACAACCTCGACCTTCTGGTCGTTGCCTGCAGAGATCTTCATTCCACCGAGAGCTGCCTTGATGCTGAGGTCATGCTGCTCGGCCCTGAGCTCGTGCTGGAAGTTACCAACGAATGCGAAGTCGCCTGAGCCGCTGACGTGACCAGCGCCATTCAGGACAACGAACTTGTCGTCGCCTGAAACGTTCTGCACCTTGAGGTCACCGCCCTTGACGGTGGTGTTCTGGGTGAAGAGACCTGCGTCCTGGTTTGCGAAGTCAGCGCCGTGGATTCTCTTGATGGCTGATGCCATGTCTGAGAGGACCTCGGAGACGTCGTTTGATGCCATCGAGCCGAATGCACCGCCCTTTGACTTTGCCTGACTGATCTGGCCAGCGCCTGAACCGTATGAGCCGGTGAGGGAGTCTAGCCTAAGCTGTGTACGTGCCATTGTCTTTGTCCTTTTGTCTTGAGTTTTTGCCTTCGGCCACCATGGCCTTGGGCCACCTGGACTGGACCGTGGTCCAAAGAAGTTCCGTCGTCCGGGCTCGTAGCCCTTAGCGGTTTCCTACTCGACTTGGACTAGACTTTTTACTGGGCTCATGGCCCGTAGAGTCTCCGCTTCAGTTGTCGCATTGCTGCGTCATACCTCGGAAACTCTGATCTTACATATTCCTGCTCAAGCTCATTTTCACTTTCAGAGAAACTTTCAAAAATAAATTCGAACTTTCCTCTCTCGCGTCCAACAGACAGGAGGCGCTTCCCACGCATCACAAGAAAGGCCGCTAGGGAAATGTCCGATGTGGTGAAGTTCATTGATGTTGCGTCCTGCATTTCAAAATATGCAACCCACGTAAGTCATGAAACGATTCATCAAACATGTGTGTAAGTTGCCAGACAGACATCATCTTGTTGGTAGGATGTCCCCGTGATCTCAAGGTTCTTACCAGTAAGAGTGTAATCTTTTGTACCACCTGCAGTGAGGAGCTGGCCGTTGTAGAAGAGCATCAGTGAGTTTGGAGGATCGGGTTCGTGCTCAAGAACACCCTGTGTGATGCCATCTGTCACGGTTAGCTGCACACTCTCATTGAACTTATATGACTTGGCATCTGTTGCATAACGATACATTGCAAAGATGACATCATCAGGCAGGGGCATGACATCCGGATTGAATGTGATGACCCTTCCGTTAAGGACAAAATCGTGTGATTCTCCAACCTTGAGCAACTGTCCATTGTGAAACAATAGGAGTGATGATGAGGGACTTGGAACGTTTGCAAGTTCAAACTCCCTATTGACCCCATCTATCACACCAACAGGAACTTCATTTAGGACAATCTGCCCATTCACGGCAGTTCCTGATCCACCACCGCCTGTGGCACGAAGAACGTTGATGTCCTGCGCAATGCTAGAGCTTATCGTGAGGATTGATGACTGATTCGCAGAAACTGCAAGACCGATACTGCTAATATCGGTTGCAACTGAGCCCGACAAACTTGTTATAGAGTTCAATATGCTGCTGAACTGTGACTCATTGAGGGCGGATATTGCTTCTAGCTCACTTACTCTTGTCGAAAAAGATGATGACACAGAGCCGAACGTAGTTTCAAACGTTGAAAAGTCCAGTCTCAGATCACTATAGTCGAGAGCAATTGATGACGATAGGTTTGACAAAGACGATGAAACGCCGTTAATGCTCGACGAAAGTGTCAAAATACTTTGAGCAAACGATCCTGACGTTGAGTAGTAGCTTGAACTCACACTATTGAATCTTGCCGTTATCTGACTATCGTAGGTTTTTAGTGACCTGATGTCAGATGCTATTGATGAAGAGGCACTAGTCAAGGCCTGCGAGTTTAGTTCAATGCTTGATGCAAGTGACTCAGAAACACTGAACAATGAAGCGTTCAGGTTTGCAATAGCATCATTGGTGTTTGTGGTAAGCGCCTGTATGTTGGCAGCAAAAGCGCCAGATGCACTTTCAAGTACAGTTACTCTTCCCGAAAGGGATGATGAGAGAGCAGATTGTTGGGAAGAAAAGGATGAGGATGCGATCTCTAGCCTTGCAACTCTCGTTGCGAGAGATGATGAGAGTGAACTTATTGTGCTAGTGATCGACGATGATAACGTTTGCCTTGCAGTCGTCTCGGCGTTGATCATGGTTGTCAAGGTGTTGACGTTTGTCGTCAGGGCATTTGACAGAGTAGATCTTAAGGCAATCTCATTGTTGAGGCTCGTCTGTAGGTTTGATATGCTTACATTCTGAGCGCTTTCGGCAGCTGCGACGGAAGCTACTGTAGACTCTACGCTCGTAAGCCTAGCATCATAAGTTCCAACATTAGCGTTGAGGGCATTGAACTGATTTGTAATCGTAGTGAAGCCGCTTGAGACATCATCAAACTCATCGGATATTGAACTCCACCCTGCCTGTATTGTAGAGAACTGGGACTCAACAGAGTCCATCCTCGCCTCAACGGACTCAGCAATGGCAAGTATCTCGGATACGTCTCTGCCTTCTGTCGTGTCTATCGTGACTGAGCCGTCTTCGTTGAGGACTACGGATGTATTCAAGCCCTCACGAATGGAACAGGTGCCATCAGGGAACTTATAGACCCCTGTGGCACCTCCTGTTACGCTTAGTTCACCGTTGACAGTGAGGTCTGCCTCATCTCCAACGACGCCGATGTATGTGTCATGTGCAGTGAAGACCGTCTGAACTTCAGACGACAACTTCTTCCTGATCGTCAGGAATCCTTCACTGTTGAGTACTTTACGCTCTACTGGAGCGCTGAGGGGTGCTTTTGCCACATCCCTAAGTATTCAGGATCAGTAGCCCTCTTGAATACGACGCAGGATCTTGTTGTGCTTTGATCGATAAGCTTTCACAAACTCATCGGCATCAATTCCAAGTAGCACAAGGACTGACAGAAAGTAGTTCATCGCGTCTACGGTCTCTTCAAGGAACGCATTACGATCAAAGTCAGGAAGGTCCGTCTGCCTGTGCGGCTTTGAGTTCTTCAGATGCTGGATCGCCTCGAACATTTCCTCAACACCACGTAGAGCAACGTCCTTAATCATGACCTGGTTTGACTTTATTGTTGGGTCAACAGGCCACTCACAATACGTGCCTGGCACATTCTCACGCAAAGCAAGCATAAACTGCTCACGTAATTCAAACATCTCTTCGAGCTTATCGATTTCCGAGCTCATTTGCGGTCTCCAGCATGCGATTAATGCTATCGTCAAGACCCTTTAGGAAATCCTGATCGGGATCGATCACATCACCGTTCAAGGTGAAACGCATGAGACGAAGATTGTCGGTCACGTCCGTTCCAGTCAGGATGGCCATCTGTATGAGCTTTGCAATTGAGGCAATTGAATTGTCAGAAAGTCGCATGTCTTCTCCTTCTTGAATAGTAACCCGTGAATATCCGTGTTTATAGCTGAACTCGTGGAACCCACCATGTCGTCCGTCCGTCCTTCGTCTCCTGGCAGACGACATCATCACCATTTGGATCTCGCTTTCGACCGTAGACCAGCATTGAGTGCTTGCCCTCCTTGCCATCGAATCCCTTGTATGTGAGGATTGTTGAACCGCCGTTGAGATAGGCAGTTCGGATGACATCACTCACGGATTCACTAAGAAGCGTGAGCTGCTCATCTGTTGAATCCCCTACCTTTCGCCAAGGGCTCAGCTTTGCCAACCAAAGCGAGTCAGCCTTCAGGTAATTCCCGACACCGGAGACAACGCCCTGGTTCATGAGAACCTCTGCTAGGGTTGCATCAGGATGCTTGCGAAGCCTCTCGATGAATGTACTGGGCTTCACGTTCTCGTTGAGCATGTCAGGACCAAGGGATGCCAACTTCAGCTTCAGGTCCTTTCGATTACAGAACTTCACAGTTCCAAAGTTGCGAGGATCATTGAAGTAGAGGTCACCCACAGATGTCTCAAACTTCACTCTAGCATGACGAGGAACATTCGACCAGGCTCCGGACATTCCAAGTGTGTTGAAGATGACAACATCAGCGTTCTTGAAAGTCCAGTAGATGAACTTGCCCTTGCAACCAACGCTCTCAACAGTTAGGGGAAACTGTGTGCTTGTAAGACCCTCAATCGGCTTCTTAGTGTAGCGACCGGACAACGGAGTTACTGATTGCAGTAGGTCACCCTCGGTAAGAAAGTTGTTGATGGAACGAACAAAGTTAGTGACTTCCGGACCCTCAGGCATGTACAGTCTCCTCTCGATACAGGTTCTTCAGATGATCGTGATAAGCGTTCAAGGCATGGTCCTTGGGGTGAACATTACGCCAATCACCAAGGATGAAGATTCGATAGGCGTCCGAGGCATACTTGCCGACACCATGAAGCTCATTCACATCCTTCCACTGTGCGGAATGGAATTGTGCAGACATTCGCTTCAGTGTCTGAGTTCGCTTCTTCTGCATCCCAAGAGTCTTGATGGTCTCCTCGAGGTCGGCATCATTTGCCTGTGATAGGGCAAGAGCGTTAGGCCATTTCTGGAACAGAACTTCAACGACAGGTTCCATCTGCTTCCTTGTCGTCAGATTAAGACACAGGCAACAGACGAGTATCTTCCACTCGTCTGGCCAGTACTTTTCCTGGATGAGACCGAACTTGGGGGGATGCCACACGTTTGCCTCCATATTGGAATGGTAATAGCAAACAATGAGTTTACAATCAGTAAGGAGTTCCGTGTCTCACGTGTCCCATGATTTCGTCAATGATTCCCGCAGTCTCATCGTGGTCACTTACGCTGTATGCACGATCATGATTCTTGAGGGCTTCATAGATCTCATAGTCGTTTCCATTTGCCTGACACCTGTCTCCCACAAACCAGACTGTTTCATCTGGAAAGTGATTGAGAGCGTATGTCTTGTCCCAGCCTACCGGGTAGATATCGAATGAGGTAGATCCACCAAGCTTTGCAACAAGCGGAGTTCTAATCGTCATGAGACGAAGCTTCAACAGGGAAAGGATGCCAAGTCTGAAGTCATTTCTTGCATCGAAACTCTCAAACCAGGTCCTGCTTGAGCGATCTGCTTCCCTGCCAATTGGACACCAGTTGACCATTGAGCTCCGTGAGGAAACAAAGTTTCCAGTCAGGGGAAGGTCTCGAACGTTCTCCATGACCTCACGCTGCATGGTATTGAGAATGAGGTGAAGGTCACGCCACTCCTGTCCCAGGTGATTCATCATAGACTTGGGGACCGCCTGGGCCTGCCAGTGACCATTGACAAGTTTCCAGTGTTCAGTGCCATTGCACGGCAATGCTTCCACGCCATGCTCAAATGCCTCAAGCGGAACCTGCTCCTTGACATAGTCGAGTGCAGAACCTGTCACAATTCCAACCCTTGCAAAGGCAGAGAGTTCAGTAAGCTTCTGTAAGTTCTTTTGAGTGATTCCCTGACGCGGTGGTGTCAAAGTTCCATCAAGATCAAAGAGTACAACGTCTCGCATTAGTATCCAAATGCCTCAATCGTATGTTTGAAAGGATTGCCGTCAATGTTCCTAACGAGATCCAGCATCTTCTCTGCAAGTTCCCTAACTTCGGTCTGGGCATCAGGCTTCATGCGCAGGCCGAGAAAGTGATTGAAAGATCGCCAGTTGAACATGACGTCCATTGTAATCTGATTCCCATAGGGTAGGTAGAACCTGGCAGACTCCTTGGCACGCTTACGATCCATTCCGCTGTCGACAAGCCGTTGAAGGGTTTCGTGATAACGCATGAGTGCGTCCTCCATGAAAGCAACATACTTTGCCTTCTCAGTGAGGGGCCAGTCCTGGGGGACATAGTATTTGTCGTCCTTAAGTTCTTTATAGCGTGCAGATTCACCGTTGATCGAGACACCAATACGGTGTTTCAAGAGATGAATATGGACACTCGTGTCAACAGTTACAAGAAAGTGAAGGCTTGACTTCTCAAAAACGGTGTGATGTCCCTGTTCAGCAAGCATCTTGAGAAGTTGCGAGATCCTATTTTTCTTTTCATCGTTCAAATCACGAGAGGTCGATGTCCAAGCTGACAATGCGTGTGTTTCATCTGAGCCATACCATCCGATGAGCTCTACTTTATTCTCCTGACACGACATGTTTTATCCTCCACCCGTTGATAGTTCTGTCTTTGTTCACAATTCTTTTGATTGAAGAACCTGATATCTTGAACCTGTGATTTGCAAGAATCATGCACAATCGATTCACAGATTCAGCAGTCACGGTTTCTCCGGTTGCCTCATGGGTTGCAATGCAAGATTTTGCATTGTGTGTAATCTCCCCTTTGGCATGTCCTTTGCATCGAGGATCTCCACTCATGCCCTTGTTCCACCTTTCTTTTTCGAGCATGTTTTTCATTCTTGCTCTTTTGTGCTCTTCATCCTCGACTTTCCCATAATTCGGATTTTTGTCACCTCTTCTGGACTCTGACATCATACTTCTCCATGCCATTCCAGCCTCGGATGCAAGCCACTCTTTGCGTTTTTCACCCATCTTCTTTCGAGTTTCATCAGTGCCAGTCCAACCTTCTCCACCATCAGTGAGATTACAAAGAGACTCACGAAACTCTGCTATTAGAGACTTTTCACGTGCATATGCATCATTCTCTTCTTCGAATCTCTCTACTATCTCTACAAGAGGTTCGTGACCACAGTCCCAGATCTTTGAGATCAATCTGAGTAGGTGAAAATTATGAGAACCGCAATTTGTCGGCTTGCCTCTTTTTACCCATGTTCTTGCACGATACAAGTGAACCTTTGATCTGTTCCCTTGCCCCTTTCCGATGTAGAAAACCCTTTCATTTGTAGGATCAACGTATCTGTAGACATACCACACAATCACCTCCTCTAATAGGTATTAGGTGAATGTGTGTTGTTATGTCTCATGTCCATGTTCAGCTAGCATTCTCAGAAGGGAAGGAATTCTCATTGCCTTCTCCTCTGTGAGGTCCCGGCTCGTGCTTGTCCACGCCGATAGAGCATGGACCTCGTCCGAACCGTACCAACCCACTAATTCTACCGTGTTGTCCTGACAGGGCATTTCTGATCCTGTGTCTAGCATGTTTGTCCCAAACTATCTCGAAACCCCACTGGAGGATTGTGAGTGTGGAACCTGTCAAAAGAACTATACCTGCAGAGTCAGCAACGTTACTTGTGAAGAAGAACGCTACGGCAAAGCTGTAGCACATGGAGAACAACCTCCATGCTACAACCTTGCTTAGCAGTTCTATCTTTGCAGGCTTCACTTAGTCCAGAATGTAGTTGAGGTCGATCTTGCAGGTGAGAGTTGGGATACGAAGCTCATTCGCAAGGTTGTGACCCTTTGCATCGTTGGCATCCAAGTACCAGTCGGCATGTCCACGCTCATGAACCATCTTCAGGAAGTAGTCCGAGGGCTTGCCACAGTTACGTGCCATCATCTCGTAGACCTTCTTGTTGAGGCGCTCGACCTCCTTCGCGTCGGCCTTGATCTCCTCGACCTTACCCCAGGCTCCACTGGAGACGTCGTGGATCATGAGAGTGGCATCTGGGTCCATGTAGCGCTTGCCCTCGGCACCAAAGCTGAAGAGGATTGCCCCACAGCTCATAGCCTTGCCCTCAATGATGGTCGCGACTGGAACCCGTGAGGCCTTGATCGCAGCGATCATTGCCATGAGAGAGTAGACCTGACCACCGTATGAGTCGATGACGATGGGAATCACCGTCTGGCCGGTGTTCTGTGCACGGCTCATTGCATCCGTGAACTCCTTGGCCGACTCCTCGTCGAACTTGTTGACACGGATGATGATGGGGTCGACCCGGAGCTCGACTGCCTTGATGTGATGAGAAACGTCTGCGATGAAGTTCATTGCATACTCCGGTTGTGTTAGATTGCGAATTGCCTTTTCGAAGTCTTCTTCTTCACTTGCACTTGGAGAAGCCGCACGCCTTGCAGGAGAGGCAGCCCTCCTGGTAGACGAGCTCGGAATTACCACACTCAGGGCATCCCTTTTCGGTTGACTTTGTACCATCCTTGATGTACCCCTTGAGAACTCTTGCGATTACCCTGGCGAATGAGAACATGTCACTGTTCTTGTCCTTCTGTAGTTGCTCTACGACGTAGTGGAGAGGGACCTCGTGACGAAGCGCAAGCGATACTGTCCTCGAGAAGGCTCCCTGTGTGGGATTGTCGAAGAGGTTGACGACGTCCTTGAAGACGAGGTTCTCATCGTCACCGACCGGAACGAGGAGATTGTATGTTGCAACTCCATCACGCTTACCATTTTTAACCAACGTGCCTGACTTGTATCGCTTGGGAATCTCAATGTTCTCAGGAATTCCACAGAACACCTCATAGGGCTTTCCTTCATTGAGACCGACAAGGACGAGCCAGGAATCGGTGTTTTCACCGTTGCGGACGTTGGCACGATGTATGTCACAGTGAAGAGACTTGGGGCGCTTTGGTGTAAGACGACCGTCGTCTGCCTTCTTCTCCTTCTTCGGCTCATCGTTGGAGACAAGTACGCCTGTCCTGCATCCGTCACGGTAGACTGTGAATCCCTTGCAGCCTGTCTTCCAGGCCTTCAGGTAGACGTTGTTGACAGTCTCCTTTGTTGCAGAGTTGGGAAGGTTACATGTCTTGGAGATGGAGTGGTCGATCCACTGCTGTGCAGCAGCCTGGATGTCGACTGACTTCTCCCAATCGATGTCATTGGCAGTGCCACCCCAGTATGGGCTCTCCTGTGGATCAGTCTTGCCGGTGATGTCCATCCACTTCTTGAACCAGTGATGATAGACAGTGTACTCCTGCCACTTGTCGCCCATCGGATCCACGAAATCGACCCGGGATGTGAGGTCTCCCTGAGTGATCTTACGACGGCGCTTGTACGAGAGAAGGAAGGCGGGCTCAATACCGGATGTCGTGCGAGTGAGACATGAAACAGAACCGACCGGTGCAGTTGTAGTGAGCGCGATATTTCGGCGTCCAGTGCTCTTCCACATGTCGTGGTATGGACCATTGCATGCGTTGATCACCTTCTTCAGGTATGTGTGGTTCTTCTCCTTCTCGAAGTCAAAGACCGGGAAGGCACCACGCTCCTTGGCCATGATGAGTGAAGAACGGTGAGCACCCACAGCAAGAGCCTTGTAGATCTCCTCAGTCACAGTGACAGAGCAATCACTTCCATACTTGATGTTCATTGCAGCCAGGGCATCACCAAGACCCGTGACACCAAGGCCAGTCCTTCGACCATTGAGGCCCGCAGAGCGAATCTTTTCCCAAAGGTCCCTCTCAATCTTCTTGACATGGAACGGCTGTGGGTCCCTATCAATCTTCTCAAGAATCCGATCGACACACTCTACCTCAAGATCGACAAGATCATCCATCAGGCGCTGGGCCTTCATGACCACATCATTGAATCGACCGAAGTCGAAGGTTGGATTGTCGCTGAATGGATTGTTGACGAATGAGGTGAGATTGACAACCATCAGTCGGCAGGAGTCGTACGGGCTTAGTGGAATCTCGCCACAGGGATTCGTCGAGATCGTCTTGTAGCCGACGTCACGGTAGCAGTCTACGATTCCCTCGCGGGTAATTGTATCCCAGAAGAGAGCACCAGGCTCAGCCGAGGACCACGCAGCGTCCACGAACTTCTCCCAGATCTGTCTCGCATCGACCATCTTGACGATCTCAGCGTCCTCAGGATGGGCCTCCACAGGCCAGCGAAGACAGAAGCCGGTGTTGTTTTCCACGGCCTGCATGAACTCATCGGTGAATCGGATGGAGATGTTGGCACCGGTCACCTTCTTCAGGTCTCTCTTGATGTCGATGAAAGACTCGATCTCAGGGTGACGACAGTCGATGGTGAGCATGAGAGCACCACGACGTCCACCCTGCGCAACCTCACGAGTGGAGTTGGAGAACCTCTCCATGAAGACGCCGATACCATCGGTGGTTCGGGCAGCGTTGGTGGTTGGCTGACCCTTTGGTCGAATGGTAGAGACATCGAATCCGACTCCGCCACGTCTCTTCATGATCTGGACCTGCTCCTGGTCAGTGAAGAGAATGCCACCGTATGAATCATGAGGCTGTTCCACAACGAAACAGTTTGACAGGCTCTGTAGTTGGTAGTAGTTTCCTATACCAGACATCGGAGAACCCTGAGGGACTACGTCCCTGAAGCCCTTCAGAAGCTCATAGATCTCATCTTCACCCATTGCATTGGGATACTTCGCTTCGATACGAGCGAACTCCCTCGCAAGACGACGATGCATCTGGTTGGGATTGGTCTCCAAGAGGTCATCATTGGAGTCGCGAAGCGCATACTTCATGAAAACATCGGGAGCAAGTTCATCTCCCTCGAAGTATGTCGAGGTCTCCCTCAAAGCAATCTGCCTTGTTACGTCATTCATCACTTAGCTCCCATAACTTGGTTCCACTTATCGCGTAACACTTTCTTACGATCACTCTCATCCTGCTCGATACTCTCTTGAAGGGTGAGACTGTTCTCATCAAGAATCTGTATCTTAGATCGAGATGTGTCGATGTGTACTGGGAAGAGAATTCCGTCACGACCTGCTCGATTCTTTGCAACAAAGAGTCGGCCTGCACCTGTTGCCTTCTCAGTCGGCTTTCGTGAGATTGAAAGGACCACATCAGCAACCATTGCCTTGCCATAGGACTCGCTCATGTTCTCAAGGCCAACGACATCCGCTGCCGAGGCATCTCGATTTGCCTGTGATGCAGTCCATACAGGAATACTACGTTCCATTGCAAGGTTTCGCAGGTCCTCATAGATGAGCTTCAGCTCCATTCGAAGAGCATCATACTCTCGACTTGAACGCATGATGTCAGCGTAGTCAATGACAATGACGTTCGGAACGAAGCCTCGAAGCGCCAGCTTCTCAAGGTGATTACGAATAGTCGCTACCGAGCAGCTTCCGGTCGGATACTCCTTGATGATGAGCTTGCCAAGTTCCATCTCCTTGTACTTGTCCAAGACTTCCTGCTTTGAGTCCTGAATCTCGTTGGAGGGGATGTTCGTTAGATTGGAATCATACCGAATGCCGACGGCAGTTTCTGTGAGCTCAAACGTGTAGTGAAGGACGTTCTTTCCCATTCGAAGTGCATGTGCACCGATCATTACAAGGAAGTGAGACTTACCCACACCGGTTGGCGCAACAACCACACCAAGCTCGCCCCTTCCAAGGCCACCATTGAGAACAGTCTTCTCATCAATCTGGTCAAGACCTGTTGGACATGCAAGCCGATTGATCTTTACAAACCTTGCCTCCATGTCTTCAAAGAAGTCGTGCCCAACGGAAACGGGTAGGCCGACTGACACAGCATTCTTCATCAGGTCAAGGACTGAATCATACTTGTCCTTTGAGATGAGCTCAACAGACTTCTCAAGCGCCTCCTTCATTGCCTGCTTTCGACAGAAGTCAAGGCTCTTCTCCTTGATGTACTCAAGATCACCGGAGTTGGGGTTGGAGCGCAGGCGGCTGAGGAACTCCACCACCTGTTCTCGAAGGACGGCATTATTGTCTGCCTTGAGCTCGTCCTTGATGATGGAGACTAGGAGCTGCATCGTCGGGAAGCAGCGATACTTCTGGTGGTACTTGAAGTACTTGTCGCTGAGATACGCGAGGTAGCGCAGGTCGAAGTAATCCGGCTGCATCACCTCTGAGATCTGAGCAGCCCATTCGTGGTCGGTTAGCAACCCAGAAAAGATTCCTTCCTGAAAGTGCTTGCCATAAGACTTGAAGAGGGCCTCAGTTCCATTCTCTGACATTCTAGTTCCTGATGTTTGCGGTGATTTGTAGTATGAATCTATCAACGTCAAAAGTTTTTACACCGTGACGAATCATTAGTCTCATGAGTTCCAACTTGTTGGAACGAGGAAGCTCAATATCGAATGAGGAGTTGAGCTTTGAAATTTGATTGCCACTGAGGTTTGATACGTCAAGGTGCATCAACTTCCAGTTTCTCTTTACGATATCAGCGTTCTGTGTGATCTCTTTGAGAGCCTTCAGGCGATTTTTGCTTGGGTGAGCATTGGCAGCCTGCAAGACATCATCGACAGTAATGTCCCTATCTTCTGCCAACATTGGAAAGCGCTTGACAAGGGTTGTGATGCCTACGCCCTTGATTCCCTCAATTGAGTCCGAGGTGTCTCCTGCGAAACACCTTGCCACACAGACGTTCCTTGGGGGAACGCCAAATCGTTTGATGACATCCTCAACACAGACCAAACCCTTCAGTGTCGGAGACCAGATTCTTACCCTGTCACTGACCAACTGTGCATAGTCATGATCCGATGAAACGATTATAACTTTTCTGTCCCTGAGGGTGTGCCTTGCAAGGTATCCTATGATGTCGTCAGCCTCACAGTCCGTGATGTACAGTTGCCTGACTGGCACCTGTTTCAGACACGCAACAAGGAACTTCAGTTGCCAGTTGTGATTCTCCACAGTGTCAGGAATGTCACCCTCATGAAACCTGTTCAGTTTCACAGGCTTTCTCCTGCTTTTGTACTGTGGGTAGATCTGACGTCTACGAGTTGAACCGCCACCTTCCCAAACGACTATGCACTCACTGGGAGAGTGAGCATCAACCAGTGCGCCGAGCGATTTCATGAAACCGATGGCCCCACCAACATGCTGGCCCTCGGCCATTAGTGGGTTCGCAATGAAGTTCCTGACAAATAGGTTGAAGCCGTCTACGACAAGTACGGGACCTTCACCTGACATTGATTACTCCGGAGACACCATGCCATCATCGGACAGGAGGTCTGAGACTGCCTTCACCTCCTCATAGGACTCAGGGTCGATGTCAACAGCAGCGGGGTTTGCCGCCAGTCGAACCATCGCCTTCTCAAGGAGTCCATCGACCCAAGGCTTGTACTCAGGTGTGTTCATAATCTCACCGAAGTCAGCCTTATAGAACTTCTTCTCGATGATGTTGACATTCTGCTCGTTGGTGACTCGCAGCACCTTCCAGGAACCTGAACCCTCGATCACTACCTGGTGCTCTTCCACCATATCAGGCCCATGGTCACGGAGGATGTCAAAGAGCTCCTCATGCTCCTCGATTCCCTGGCCAAAGATGATTCGGAAGTTTGCCGATCGGAATGGCTTCGCCACCTTGTTCTTGATTGTCTTGGCCGAGACGTGGATGCCGAGAACCTCATCGTTGGCACCCTTGATCTGCTGGCCTGCACCGAGCTTGATGCGAACTGACGAGTGGAACGGAATGGCATTGCCACCCGGCACCGCTGTCGGGTCACCGTACATCACACCGATCTTGGTTCGAATCTGGTTGAGGCAGACGAAGAGGACGCTCTGGTCACCAATGACACCTGTGATCTTACGCATGCCCTTGGAAAGGACTCGTGCTTGGAGGCCTATCGTGTCCTTGTCATAGTTGCCTTCAAGCTCTGCCTTTGGTGAGGAGGCTGCAACCGAGTCCCAGATGATTGTGATCGGTACATCCTTGCTCAGGGCCTTCGCTTTCAGGATGGTCTTCTCAGCGATATCGAAGACCTCCTCTGTGCAGTGTGTGTCCACATAGACGAAACGCTTGCCAATGTCAACCCCAAGTGCCTGAAGGTTCTCGGGGTTCGTAGCGTTCTCAGTGTCGATGTAGACGGCAATCCCACCCATCTTCTGGGTAGAACGACAGATCTGGGCTGCGAGATGTGACTTGCCAATGGACGGTGGGCCGAACACCTCCACAATTCGACCCTCAGGAAGGCCACCATTCCGACGGTTTGCAATGATGTAGTCGAGACCCTTTGAGCCCGTCGAGATCCAGCGCTTCACATGAGTAGGTGAAGTCTCTGATGCAAGGTTGTATGCCACACGGTGACCGAGGTCACGGTTCAATGAATTGATGAGGTCAGAAGTAAAGTCCTCATTGACGCTGCTAATACCGTCCGTCGAATCAATGCTTACACGCTTCTTTGCCACTTTTCCTCCTGTGCAATATTAGACTTCATGTCAGGATGTTTAAAGAACAATGGCCGGCCACAAGGACCGGCCAAAGCCTCATATGAGGTTACTCAAGGTCTGCGAAAGCATCCTCGAGGTCATCCATCGACTTCTTGGTTGAGGAACCATTCGTCTTCTTGAAGGACTTCAGGTCTTCCTCATCGTCGGCGGTCTTACCACCACGAAGGGTTCCAACCGACTCAGTCTTCACATCTGGCTCGCTGCTGCCACCGCGAAGCCAGTCATTCACTCGCTTCTCAATGTCCTCAGCCGGAAGGGTCTCCTCGTAGTCGTCAATCTTTGGAACCGAAGAGAGCCAGGACTTCACCTGTGCGGCATCCTTTGAAAGGGGCGACGGATTCGCACGAGGCTGAATCTTGGTGTCTGCATACTGCTTGCCTGGCGTCTTGGTCACGGAGACCTTGATGTCACGACCGCTCTCAACGTCCGTGATGTCACCGTAGTCCTCATCAAGCATGAGACGAAGGAGGTCCTGGTAGATCATCTTGCCGAAGGCCCAGAGGCGAACTCCCTTGTCCTCCTCCCCACGAACCACGACGGCAGCATAGGTGCGCATCTTCGGGTAGAGCTTCTTGGCCAGCTCACGGCTGGCATCGGAACCGTCCTCACGGAGCTTGTTGATGAGGTCCTGGATCGGATCCTTCTTCCCGAACTGGTGGGGAGCCAGGATCGCACCGGCCTTGTCACCACCGATGCCGTAGTAGTACCAGCGATCAACGAACGGCTGACCGTCATTGTTGGGGATCGCCACGATCCGGACATTGTAGTCCTTGCCCTCCTCGGGGCGCCACATAATGGTGGACTTCTTGTTCTGTCCAGAGAGGTTGTTCAGCTTCTTACGAAGTGCTTCAAAGTCGATTGCCATGTTTGTTCTTTCCTTGCTTGTTGTTGTTTGAGTCCAGGAAGGCGTCACCCCCTTCCAAGACCTCGATGTGGGGAATCCACATAGAGATTGTAGAAACTTGTCAGTTATTGTTCAAGATGCACGACCAAGCCACTGCCTTGCCTGGGTGAGGAGGATTGCCAGGTTGGGCTCGTGACCACCATAGAAGCGATTCTCCTCACGGTGGAGTCCGCTCGACAGCATGATCGTCGTCCACTCATCGTAGTCCAGCTGGACACCGAACGATTGGAGCAGGAACAGGCTTCGATGGGCCACCGGCATCTTTGCGATTTTGTCGTGGTATGTGTACATATTCCCACGCTCGACGTGCCAGTTGGACTTTTGCTCCACGAGGTAGGGTGTAGTCAGGTCACCGACCATTCCAACATTGTGGAATAGACCAACGAGGATGAGTGACTCAGTTGGTACTGTGACCTCAAGAGATTTGGAAAGCTGCGACATTCGACGTGTCACATCAAGTGTGGTCTCAACTAGCCCGCCCGGACCACAGCCAGGATTGTGCACATCGATAGATGCAGAACAGGTTATGATCCGCTCGCCAAGTGAAGTGACAAGCTCATTCACACCTGGCCTCATCACCTTTGACGCCAACTTTGTGTACTTGCCCCACAGGGATTCGAGGTCACGATCTTGCAATTTTGTGTCCATAATCAAACCATTGCCTGCATGACTGCAGACCAGGTCTTTGGAAAGTTATTCTTATTGATACGGGGAGTGTGCCTTACACCCTTCATTGCACTGGACTCGAGGTTTCCTGCCTGGTAGAACCCTGCAACCTGCCATAGGTCGGCACCCCATGCAACGATGACGACCTTTCCCTGCCTGTGCGCTTCTCTTGCAAGGGGCACACACACATCATACGACACAGAACTCATACAGGAAGGAGTCCAAGAGGCAGATCCCCAGGGGGAAAGGTCAAGAGTGCAACCACGCTGCGAGATACGCTTCCAAGCTTCTTGTGGTGCCATTCCCATTCCCACAAGCTCCTTGTGGATATCCTTCCAGACGATACCGGCATGCCAGTTGCACTGTTCACGACCGCCTGCGGCATTCCATGCGGCAAGAGCCTTTCCTCTGGTGGGCTTCCTCCCACGCAATGGTTGGAAGTTTGGTCGAAGGCCTGCATTGGGGAATGCAGGATCAAACTTGCCAACGGCCATCTCCTCCATGTAGCGACGAGTCAGCGAATCGTTCAGCGGACCATTCTGTAGGTTGGAGTTCGGTCCAAATGCAGGATTCTTCAAGAGGATGATGACGCTTGCATTCCATGGATCGCCTGCCCATGCGGACGGAATAGCAGGTCCTGCACTTGTCTGGAGGAGGACTTGCTTGTCAGGCTTTGCACTGGCATTCCAGGCAGCGAAACGTTGCCTATCATCCTGCGTGAACCAGTCAGCATTCAGGCCAATTTGACGACCGGACCAGGGATTCTGTACCATTTTGCCTCCTGATTGATTGTAATGGAGGCACCAAAGTGTTCATTTGAATCCGCGAACTATTCCGTACTGGTCCTTTACCTGCTTTCCTGTAGCGTACTCCATCTCAATCTTACCACCCTTCCAGCATGCTATACACAGAGTTTTCGTGTATATTGCAAGCCTACCAACTGGTATTAGAGCCCTAGTCGTTCCCTCTTCAGCGATCTCAATCATTTTCGGATAGACGTGTATCTCGTTACCAACGACCTCAAACTTGTCTACGGTGGCCCCTATCGCCCTGTCAGAGTTTCGAAGGAACTTTAGGATACTTGCCGCTTTTTCAATGTTTGTGCTACCCGTTGGAATGAAGTTTGTCAGCCCAAATGCTGTCAACACTTCTTTGGGTCGTTCAGCAGCTCTGCCACTCAGTGCCACCGCTGACCTCGAGGCACGGCCTGTCACTGTTTCCTTGCCCTTTTCCTCGGACAGGTAAGCCCTGATCTGCTCTCTTATGAACTCTACATCATCCATGTTCCTAACTATTGTCCTCATCGATCATCTTGACGGTGAGATAAAACTTACCAAGAGGTTCAATATCAATCTCAAGGCCGGTCTTTCCAAGTTTCTGTAGCAAGTCTCTCTCAGCATCGACCACAATCGCATCATGAATGATGAAGAGCGGCACCATCTCACGATAAGTGTCACACAGTTTTCCAAATCCCTTCAAGGCAACGTCCACAGCGGTCGACTGGACGAAGTGTGGGAGTCTCAGGCGTTCATCTCCAGAACTCAGTGGTCGTCCATATAGGTTACCATATGTCTCACCTCCCAAGTGTCTTCGATGAATCTCGGGTAACCCGAAGAACCTGGATATGACCGACTGTGGTATTGATGTCTCACCCCGCTGACCGTACAGTGCAGAGATTGTCGCAACCTTCAGCTGGGCCCTGGTGTGCTGTGAACCAAGCTCACTTCTCATTGCCTCGTAGATATCGAATGGTGCCTCACCACGAGTGAGAAGCAGTGCAGTCCTCGGTTCAAGGGAAACGAAATCGATGATTCCAATGGCGCCCTTCTTGAACCTAGAGCGAAGTATGTTTCTATGCTCCTTGTTGAGGTTGAGAATCTTCGGCCCAGACCTGACTGTCAAACGTCCTGTGGTTGTTGCGTGAGAGTACCGAACTTTCTTTGTGAATCCATCCGCAGTTGGCATGAAGGATTCGGCAAATGCTGTATTGCCTTGGCTCAAGGCCTTCTTCAGGGCTTCCTCATCGATGAGTGAAGGTTGCAGTTTACCAAGGACTTTTCTCGATTCCTGTAGGTGCGGGATATACCTGTGATTGACTATTTGCGTTGCATCATCGTGCACAGTTGCATAGAGCCTCTTGAGCATCTTGGCAAACCTTGCCGTTCCTAACGCTTTATGCCAATCAATTTTTTCTCCTCCCATGATCGTCTCATATGAGAGCCTCAATGGGTCGGATACAAGGCTCGGCACTTGACATCCGAAGATTGGAAACGTGTCTTCGATGCAAAGAGGGTAAACAGCATCTGAACCCATAACAAACTCACCGTCCAAAGGCTCATCAGCTTTTCGTAAGACAGTACCTGAAATTCGGAAGGATGCCTGTGTTCCGGTTGAATCCTTTGACAGGAAGACGTTTAGCATGTTAAATGCTAATCACTTTAGTAGGAAGTTCAAGTAAGAACGTCTTTCCAGTCTTCTTCCAAAGTTTTTGCGAAGTACAACGAAAACATGTTTCCATACCCTGGCTTTGAAGATCCTAAAGTACTGCTTACAAGAGAAGAGCCTATACTCGAAGATGCGCCTAAGTTGTTGTAAACACGAGCGTATCCATACTTGCTGCTCTTAGTCAAACCCTCCATAACCAAGTACCATGAATCGCTTTGTCCTGCACGAAGTGAAGGTGTAAGAGCCTGATTGTTGTCAATCCAGGAGTCTGAGTTTCTTAGCGTTTTACCGTCAGGTGCAAGCTCAAGCATGAGAGTGTAACTATACACTGTTGCTTTAGAGATTAGACCTACCTTCCCTCTGAGTTTTGCTTTCTGTTCGGTTGATATGACAAGCTTTCGCAAGAAAGATCCGCGTGTGCCCGCCTTTTTGGCTGTCTTTGAAGCTCCTGTGGAGTCTTGTCCCGACTGTTCCGGTATGCCAAGAATTGACTTGAGGCTTTCGATTGCGATGCCCGCCTTGGTGATTGGTGACTCGTAAGAAGCGTAAGCATCGCCTGGTGATACCAGCTTGAAAGATGTAGTGAAACCGTCAAGGCCAATCTTGTGGTCAATGCCTGTGATGGCGTAGATATTGTCCGCTGTGGTGCCGGTCTTCAGGTCAACAAAGACCTGTTGCATGTACTGCAGCGTGGGCATTCCCATCATATCAACTGTCATCTCAGTTGGAATGATCCGCATTGGGATGCCCCTCGTCTTCGTTGCATCGGGCTTTGCACCGTCCTCAGGCGCATTCCTCATCATGTTCGCAGTTGCAAGTGCGGCATCATTCATCGATGAAACGCCTATGCTGTTGATCATTCCACCTGACCTACCATATAGCAGTGTAGGAAGTCCAGTCGATACGTAACGCTTCACCTCATCAATGCTTTTCTTCGTCTCAAGCACCTTGCCTGCGTCTATTGTGACTGTGCCTGTGGTTCCATCATCAGAGGTCTTGTATGGTCCAACGATTCCATTGTCAACAAGCTCCTTAATGATCGCCTTTCTCCTTGCGGCATTTGTCTTGGCGTCTGTCTCAGGTGCCTTTGTGAGAAGCTTATGATCGGGTGAGTTGTCTATTCCGAAGGTTGTGATATCGCCGGATCTCGCTGCCTTCAAAAGGTCGTGGTATGTCGTGAACGATGAGCATGCTTCATCCACGACATGAAGCCTCAGGATTGACTTCCTCTCATCACCACTGACCGGCACACACTCAGGATACAGGCTGAGCTTTGGGCTTGTGAACTTGCCGCTTGGAATTCCAGCCTCCCTTAGGGCCTTTGCCTCGGCCTCGGCGTCGTCCGCCAGTGCCTTTGTCTGTGCATCTTCCTTCTTGGAAGCTGACTTCTTAACATAAGTCGTCTTACCATTCTCAGTCTTTTGTTCATAGAGGCTATTGAAACCGTATGGCACTGCGTATATTGCACTGCTGACCATGTCAGACAGAAGGATTCTTGCCATTTCAAGGCAACTCACCTTTGTCCTCTGCTTGAACTCGTCCTGAATCCTCTTAACGACAGCCTGCTTGCTGATGGGAAACTTCGCAATCGAGAGATCTCTAACGAAGCTCGCGTACTCATTGAAGGTGTGGAAGATCATGTGGACCTCCTCATACTCCCCAGTATTTGCAAGTGGAAGTCCAACGAAAGCTAGCAGAAGTTTGCCCAAAGAGATTGGGTCACTGATTGTCTTGTTTCCTGCACTTAGTGCGCTGATGGTGAAAGCGGTATTCCTTCCGATCTGTGCATCAGTGCATGGGAATATCTCAATACCGCTACCAATTGCATCGAGGCTATCAGTAACAGCCTTGTCAGAGCTCTTCTTAATCGTCGCAGATACCGAGTTCTTGTTAGGGTCGAGAAGTTTCTCTATGTTCTTTACAAGTTCTGCATTTGCCTCGCCGCCTTTCTTGAGCTTGTCTAGACTCTTTTTAAATTCCTTCCAGCTCTCTGCATCGAGTGAGAATGCGGAATCGGTGCTTGAAACCGCGTTCAGTATAGTCTCATCGCAGAGTTTCTTGAACTTTTCACTTCCCCCACGAAGCTCTTGAATCTTTTTAGAGATCTCACCCAACTGCTCTTCAAAGCTTGCAAGCTGTTGATTATTTGCCATTGAGATGTCTGTTGTCTTCAGTGCAGGAGTACCAACCATTGCAAGTGTGAGGTTTATCTCTACCTGACCCGAGTCATCAAAGCTGAAGGATGAGTTCACAACGCTGTACTTCTCACGGACTCTCAGTCCATCAAGAAAGGCACCCATAGGATTGTCTGTAGCATTCCTAGTGACGTTATTACCGAATGGATGGCTCCAACCGTACTCAATGTCAAGTATTGTCTTCTGGTAGACTGATGCGTTGACGAACTGTGTCACTTGGGCAAGCCTGCTTCTGTCATGAAGGGTGAGCGACATTTTGGCAGACTTATATGCAAACCATCCGCCAGTAGGAGTGACACTAATGTCGAGTCCTTTCAAAGACATGAAAGGCCTGAACCTGTCAAGGACCCTTTCATGCCCCTTGGTCGGATTGAAAGCGTTTGAGTCAAGTGGTGAGACCATCGTCTGGGGCGAAGTAAAGATCTCCATACCTGCGGTCCTGCTCACATCACTGGTTTCCGACCTGCTGAATGCTATCGTGCTGTCCATTAGAGACTCGCTGAAGTCCGATATGTTCTTTCCCATTCCGTTGATGTAACTCAGGATGGAGAGTCCGCTGATGTCTCCTGCGCTGTTGATTCCTCCTGAACTTCCTGATACGCCTATTGAGACATTCAGGTATGGGACGCATCTTGACATTTCAATCGGTGATATGATCGATGTAAAGATACCGAAGGGTGTGGTGTCCCTTGTGTGACTTCCAATGCGAGGATTCAGCATCTCAATCGCATACAACTTCTTTGTACCTGGCGAAGGGCTCATGTTAGAAGTGTTGACTGCGACATTCGCCTGGTCGAGGATGCCTGCAACCAGCATGCTGTACATTGTGCCCTCGCTGAAGCTCGTGACGCTGGTGTCATAGGTTCCTGACCAGTTCAAGAAAGATGTCGTTTCTTGGTCTCCCCAGTCATTTCCCGTGAACGTGATTCTCATGAACTGACTTATGAGCTTCTCAGTTGCAGCTTTGTCAACTTCCTCACCGCTGAGGAAGTTTTTGATCTTTTCATGCAGTGAGTTCTGGTTTCCTATGGGCATGATGGTCGTCCCACCCTTCATCACACTGAGCAGCTCTTGTGCCAGTATGACAA